TTGGTAACATCATAAGCTATTGTATGTAATTTTGTTGTCTTTCTATATCATGTTGAATATGAAGTAGTGCGATATATTCATCAGAATCAGGAAAATCAAATCCAGCTTCCTCTTTTGCCCACGATTTGAAATCAGAAATTGATTTGCTCATTTCGTCTCTCGTAAGGTCAGCAGAAGAACGGAGATACTTATAGCATTCTCCTGTGAATTTATCAATTCCTTCTCTGAGGAATATATCTTTGTTCACTACCAGCTTATAGAAATGCGTCTTAACTTCGTCTAGAGTGTAGCCGTATTGGAGACCGAATGCAGATAGGAGCAAATGAAGATAGGCATTCTGCTTCAAAGAACGTCCACGTTTTTCTTTCAGCTCTACCATCGCGCCTTTGTTCTCCAACTCGGCTACTTTTTTCCTAAACGTTTCAAGTTCAAACACATTTTTCAGGTTGAACCACATAAGCGTTGAATGCTCGTTTGATTACACTAGAAGGGAAGGTCATCAGAGTTCCCTCGTTGCTGTGCTTGCTGCTGTGCAGACTGCTGTTCAGGTGGAAACAGATTTTGCTGATTCGTCGGGTTTGCCACGCCAGCAGCATTAGCAGAACTTGCCATAGCTTGTTGTGACACCTTAGTAACATTCCAGGCACGGATGCTGTTGAACCAACGACCCTGATACTCGTGAGCATCAATATCGAAAGAAACTAGGATTTCCTCACCACTATGAATGTTGAACTGCGCCAGACGGTCTGCTCCGAAAACATCAAAGGCCATCTTCTTAGGATATTGCTCTTGTGTTTCTATTACATAAGTCTGAGACTTCCACTCACCTCTTGCAGAGACGCCGCTTCTTTCAGGTAAAACGGCAATAACTTTTCCTTGAATTTCCATTATTTTTTATTTAAAGAATTTTGTAAAACCAAATCGGCCAGCTCGTCAAAATAAGCTGCATCCTTGATAGCGGAGTCCTGTTCGCCCGTAACCTTTGATGCTATTGAGCCTTTCTGCATAATCAAGCTATAAAGATAGCCGTCGATGGTATTTGCACCCATGAGAATCCACGATGTAACCGCATTCTTCTGACCATTACGATAGGCACGGCATTCACACTGCGACAAGTCTGCCATCGTCCACGGGAGTTCGACGAACACCACGTTGGAAGAAGCCGTAAGCGTAAGACCTACGCCGGCTGCCTTGATGGAGCAGATGATGATTCTCTTTTTCCTAGCCTGAAAAGAATCAATAGCCCATTGTTTCTGCTGCTGACTATCAGAGCCGGTTACGGTGCAAACCTCATCCGGGAACTCTTTCTTGATTGCACTAACGACATCACGATGCTCGGCAAATACGATTATCTGTTCTTCGGTATCATGAAGGAACTCTATCGTCGCCTTCATCTTCCCTCGCCCGGATATCGAGCGAAGGTTCATAAACCTGACAAGAGCCTTCATTCTAAGCTTTTTCCTAGCCTCTTCCTCGGAGCAGCTCTTGTATTCGAGAAGGAACGTGAGCAGGTCTTTCTGACAGGTATCGTACTCTTCCTGCGTTTCAGGGTCGAGGGCGACACTGATGGTCGTTCTGGTCAGATCCGGCAAATCCTTAAGAACATCTTTCTTTTCTCTGCGGAAGTAGCACGTTTCGTGTATCTTCCGGTTAAGCTCTTCAAGATTCTCGTTCTCACAGTACCTGTTACAAAACTCGCCAAACCCTCCGAACTCGTCGTTCAGACGACCGAGGATAGCAAGCTGGCAGGCCAGGTCTGTTGCGTGATTGACAACGGGCGTACCTGTAAGCTCATAGATATACTCCTTACCCTGGCACAATCCCATGATGATTTTAGACTGCCTTGTGGACGGATCCTTGACTCTTGCGGACTCGTCGATAATCACAGACTTGATAATCTTCAGTTCATCACGAAACAGGAAGTTTTTCAGCCGTAACGGTTTCGGACCGAGGCTTACGACGAAGTATTTTGCAAGCGACTCGTAATTGCATATCACTACATCATACAGGTTCATCTTAGTAAGATGGTATCCGTATGTCGCATTAACGGAATCGGTAAGAATGAGAGGCCGGAGGTTCGTAAACTTCTTTATCTCTCGTTCCCAATTAACCTTAAGTGCAGCAGGGCAAACAACAAGACAGGGAGTTGCCTTTGCACGTTCAATGGCGACGATAGACTGAACCGTCTTACCGGTTCCCATGTCATCGCCATTGATACAGCGCTTCATGGCAAGCTCCATGCGCACACCTTCTTCTTGATAATCGTATAATTTCGGTTTATCTGACATAATAATAAATTATAATAAACACCACATGCGGAAAGCCCATTCAAGAGCCTTCTCCCTACCACGCAAATACAACTCGTCACCACGTTCAATCTTCTTATAGAATACTTTCTTCTTGGTCTTGGAGACCGCAAAGATAAAGTCCATGTTTCCGTATCTTGGGTCTATACTGTGCGTAAGGTCCATGTACCATGCACGGCTTCTATCCCAATCGACGAAATCGATCTGAGCCTCAAATTGCTCCTGTGACGTAGCTGCGGTGGTCTTCAAATCACCGCCGAACTCACCGAGCCACCAGTCGAACTTGCAGCGTACCGGAAGCTCGAACTCGAAGCCCTGGTATTCCATCTTCATATGCGGATTGATGAATGTTTTCTGACCGACCGCATTCTTCAGGACGAAATCAAGGAACCTATCCTTCGTTGCCTGTTTCTTCAGAACAGCAAGCCGGTCTAGCCCCCATTTCCAATCCTTCTCCGTATATTTCTCGTCATCGACCGTCATGGCGTAATGATTGCACTTTTCTGGTTCGGTAACGAGAGCGTCAACGAGAGTTCCGAGATGGAAAGCCTTTCTCTTGTCCTCTTCCTTTACGAAGTTGAGCTGCGGGTTCAGGGCAAATTTCAACGCAGTGAGGTCCGAATTGGAGACCTCACCACGAGAATAATAAGGGTCAAACGGTTGTTCCGCCATATTACTTAGCCGTTACCTCATCCTCATATTTAATATAAGGAGAAACGATATACTCTTCTTCGCTGTTTGCGTGTTTCTCGCAAGCCTTGCGCATGAATTCCAACTTAGAAGCAAGTTTGTCAGGAGCCATCTTGGAGCCTTCAATCGTCCACCACTGCTGTATGATGTCGAGCCAGGCATTCTTGTCGGTAACAACAAGGCGTTTTGTTACCTTGATTTTCTGCTTACCGGTTTCTCCAACGGAAGTCTGAGCGAAGAGTGACTGGGCCTGTGCGGTAGCGTGCTGGGCTGCATTCTCTGCATCACGCTTCTCCTGCTCAGCCGCAAGCTTTCTCTGCTGCTCTTCTTTCGCAGCTTCGTCGGCCTTGCGGATAGCCTCTTCCTTAGCCTTGCGTTCAGCCTCAGCAGCGGCAGCTTCCGCCTCTTTACGCTTACGCTCTTCCTCGGCAGCCTTCAGCTCAGCCTCCTTGGCCTTGCGTTCAGCCTCAGCAGCTTTCAGCTCTGCCTCCTTGCGCTTACGCTCTTCCTCATCCTTGACACGCTGAATCTCCTCCTGCTTCTTGCGCTCTTCCTCAGCAGCCTTACGTGCTTCCTCCTCTTTGCGCTTACGCTCCTCTTCAGCCTTGCGAGCTTCTTCTTCCTTACGTTTGCGTTCCTCTTCTGCCTTCTTGATTTCAAGAAGTTCAGCAATCTTAGAATCAAACTTCATAAGAAGCTCATCACGTGTAGCATTTACGGTCTGCTTATAAGATGCAAGCAACGATGCGGAAATCTCCTTGTATGCGCCGTTCATAATATCCTTTGCATCATTTTCCTCAATTTCGGAAGAGTATGAAGGCTTGTTATTAACGAACAGATGTCCGAGGTCAAGAACATCAGAACACTCTGCAATACGTTTCTTAACTTCATCCTTGTTGTCAAGGGTGAGAAGAGAGAACGTGTTATTAAGTGAGTTGATAGCAGCAGAAGAATGCTCTGTGAGGAGATTGTTCAAGATATCAATCGTGTCAGTCTTCAGCTTAATCTTGGCCTCCTTGATGCGCTCCTGGCGCAGGCGTTCCTGCTCAGCCTTACGCTGCTGTTCAAGCTTGTATGCCGCATACTCGTTGCGCTTCTCCTGAATCTTATAGACAACGGAATCCGTGTTCTTGACCGAGATAAGGTTCTCCATCATGGTGAAACCCTTGCGAACGATATCGAACACCTGGGTGACTCCCTTGCGATTCTCTGTCATTGACTTTTCGGTCAGCTTTGCTCTCTTTACGTATTCAGCAGCCTGCTCGTCGAGAGCATCGTTCATTCCGGAAGCCTCGATATCATTAAGCAGCGACTGGCCGGCCTGCACGCACGCTTCATACGATTTCTTATTTGCCTGTACGGCTTTTTCGGTGTCAGACTTAAGCGTCGCAATCTGTCTTGTGATATTATTGGTCTGCTGCTGCACCAACTGTAATTCGGTAATTTCTGCCATGTATAACAATTTTAAAATGGTGAATCACTATCAACATTTACCTTGACACCTTTGTCTTCAGGTGCTGTATCTCCGGCGCCAAAGGCTTCCTGAGACGGTTTCTGCTGAGTCTGCATATCGATGTCTGCCTGCAAAAGAGCGCCCAGACCAACCTTCAGTTTAGGATAGCCCTTGAACGCATGCTTGCATGTCTTCGAGATAAGGAAGCCTGTATCAATATCCCTGAAATACGTTCTGCCATCGTTTCCGACATAGTTTCCGCCGTAAAGAGCGTTGGCTTTGTGGTCTTTACCTCCGAACTTCTCCGAATACGTACGGAGACGGTCGATACCTTCGCGGTCAAGAACAAAGTAATCGTAGGCATTGTTCGGAAGAATAATCTTCACGTAACAAGCAACGATGTATGAATTTTCAGGTCGAGGATAAGTCTTTGCGTAATCAACGTACTTATGACCGTCTCGTTCACCGAAACGAAAATCGTCACAATTGTAAACTACGACAGGATTGTCACAACGAACAATCTGACCGGCTCGCTGGCGAAGAAGAATCTCGCCATATCCAGTATAGGTGATCTTGGCCGTATAATTCGTTTGTTTTGTATTCTTGTCGTAGTTACTGTAGCCCATGAGGTAGCAGAGTGTTGTAGTTCCCTTTTCGAGAGACAATCCGTTAATTGCCAGATTCATGAAGGCATCATGAATATTCAGTGACGGAGCTTTTTCAAGATAGCCCTTGAATGAGCCGTTGAGAAGTTCTTCGTTGAAGAATGCTTTCTGCTCTTCGAAGAATACTTCTCCGCCCTCTCCGAACTTCTGATTGTACACCTCGATGAATCTGTCTCTTGCCAAATCGCAAATCTGATTATGAGGCGTTTTATTTAACTGCTCTATATCCATTTGTATAGATTTTAAAATTAATGAACTCTATCTAAATATCTGAAGTAAGTTTTCACCGTCACGCTTTCGCCCTTTTCATTAAGGCGTTCATAATGAAGTGGAACCTTACCGAGTTTTCTACCCTCACCTTCAATGTAGTTGAGGTATGCCGCCTTTCGGGCCAGCTGTACCGACTTGCTTCGTGGAAGTTCCATGATGCACGCATGCACCTTACGCAAGTTAAGTACAGCAAAGGCCACCTTGGCGGGCATTTTTGCTATTCTGTTATCTATTTCTGTCATTACACTTCCATAATAGGAATCTCAGGACAGAGCTTACGAATCTTGTCAAGCTCCGTATTGATGATCTTGTCGCGGGATTCTTCGATGATACATTCTGCATCAGCAGAGATAAGCGTCAGTAATGCCATGTTGCCTTCAACGTGAGCGATAGTCTCGATTGAAAGCTTCTCAGGCTCTGCGCCCTTGAAAATAGGAATATTGACAGTGAACGATGGAGGAAGATTAGAGTCTACAGCCTTCTCGTAGTTGTCAGTCACGGAACCATTGTCGCTGTATTCCTTCTTGATTGTTGTCTGAACCTTCGCCGAGAAGCTCTTGAGGAGATTGACGAGTTCCATATTCTTCTCCTTCGTCTCGAAGAAAGAACGGTTGAGTCGGAAGAAGTCACCAAGCTGTACCGGTTTCCACAACTGACCGTCGTTGATATGGAATCCCTCAAACTGGCGAGACAGCTGAATAGAGCCGATGATTGTCTGTGTAGTGCGCTCATCATTCTCGTTTGTAACAAGAGTAACAACGAGCTTCTCTCGATTAACCAGGATATGCGTATGCTCTTTGTCAATCTGCTCTGTACCCCAACGCTTCTCAAGAAAGGCATAGATACAGGTAATAACACCGTCTACCTGAAGATTAAGAGGCTCCTTTGCAGGAAGCTTATAAGGGTTCTCGTTACCTACCTCACGGAGAACAATCTCCGCATGATCCTGTCCAGGAGCGAGGTCTATCTGCAATTTTTCATTGTTCATTTTACAAAATATTTTAGAATTTAGAAACTATGTGAAAGCAGACTACATAGCCTGCTGATCACGGTTAATTGAGTATACATTGCTAGGGAGTTCGTCACGTGTTGCCGGACGGGAAGAAACAAGATTACCCTCCTTGTCATAGAAGGCAGTCATCTTTGCTTCACGGTCAACAAACTTGTAAACCTTCTCGTTAACCATGCTACCCTTCTGCTTGATTTCCTTAAGGAGAGAAGAGATCTCTTCCTTGATAGGCTTCAGCTCTGCCTTTTTCTGCTCACGGAAATCCTTGATTTCCTCCTCGATGTCAGATGCTCGTGCAGACTGAAGAGCGAACAGGTCCTTCTTCTTCATCAGCTCATCAGAGTTGAATCGCTTGATGAACTCCATTTTCTCAACAGAGTCCGCGTTGTTGGCGAGGAAATCCTCACGCTCCTCCAGGTCCTCATACTCATGACCGAGGGTTGCTGAAATAGTTGCTTTTTCTTTTGCCATTGTGTTATATGAATTAATGTGTTAATACTCGGCGCCAGCGTCCACGCTTAAATTTCTTGTCCGCGTGAATTCCGAACAATTCCGGTGTTGTTACGCCATTCATCATAGGAAGCACATTGCCCTTCTGCAAAATACTTTCGAAATGAGAAGAAGTGACAGGAGCGTGGCAGATGATGTTCTTCTTGACATCATACATGTTGCCGTACTTTGATACTACGCCCATTACACGTCCTCCTCCATTATTTTCAACAACTCACGGAAACCTTCAGCGCCATGCACCTCTCCGTTTTTCACTTTTTCCTGGAGTTCGTCGAGCTTCTTCATCTTAGCGAGGAAAGAGTTCTTCTTGTCCTCAAGCGAATTGAGGCGCTTGGTGATTGCCAGTTCCGGGTTATCACTGAGAATGATGTCCAATGCGATGCCGGCGAAAAGGTTCGTATTATTCTCCCTCTTGCCTTCATCATCAATCTCGTCGATATCACGAGTAAACTGGTTTTTGCCGTCGATAACCTTCTTGATTTCATTGAACTCAGAAAGATTCTTCGAGATGTCGAATGCTCTGTCAACAAGAGCCTGCTTGTCAATTACTACACTGACGATAATTTTGTCTTTGTCCATAATTTAAAATATTTAGAATTAAACTACTAGTCTTCCTTATCCCAACCAAGGAGATGTGCGACGAATGCGCATGCAGCGAACATAGCTACTGTTGCTATGAGACTATTGATAATAATAACCATATCTTCTTGTTTTATACCTTATTATATAATATAGCAATCGGACGGTGGATAATCAACGATTTTCCACTCGTTCTTCTTTATCTTGATAGCCTTACGGAATATCACAACAGACTCGCCGTTATGACGTTTCCTATTGTGAGCGATAAGTCTTGCCACCACAGCCTTTGTTGTAATCGAGAACTCTCTGAGCTTTGAGGTATAGAGGCTCTTGACATCACATATCACAATCTTCTCGCCTTCCCGGTAAACGAAGTCGGCAGTATAGTTGTGGCCGTAAAGCAATGACCTTCTTTCATACTTGACCTTAGTTTTAAGCTGCTTTGGTCTCAGCATCCATACAGGCTTAATTGCCGTGATGGTTACCTGTCTGTGAATACAGCTTATATTAGGATCATCGAGGATTGTCTGCAAGTACAGATACTCCTCTCTTGAATCGTATTCGTTCCCGTCAGGAGCGTAATACTTCTTTGAACCTACGCGTCCCATGTCTTGCCGGCCTCCGCTCCGGGATTTTTGAAAAGCAGATTGATAGCATCAGAGCCATACCTCTGCCACATTTTGTTACCCCACTGAATAAGATATTCACCCTTTCTGGCTTCAAGTCTACCATCCGTATATTTCGGTTTAATGCGAACAGTAATGTCCTTTCCGTTCTGTTCTATGCTTTCAACGCATTCCAGATTCCGAAGAGCATTAATGTTTTCCTTACTGATTCTTATTATGTTTTTAACTTTCATCTATAGTAAAACCTCTCCGTTTAGCCAACCACGCAAGGCAGGAGAGGTTATTGCACGTGGTTATTCGTGATGTGGAAGAGGCCAACGTTAAAGGGAGGAGGGAGAATTGACTCCCTCACTCCCAAAGATAATCAAAAACTGTAAATTTATGGCACTCACACAATTAAGTGAGCCACATGCAGGACTCGAACCTACGACCAACCACCATGTTAGGCTGCTCTGACCAACTGAGCTAATGTGACTTGTGCCTCCTACTTTCACAAGCAAGAGGATATTAATACTCAAATTAAAATATAAATGACTTATAAGAAAAAGTGCCGACCTCTGTCAGCTAATGAAAAAATATTTTTTGAAATTTACCTACTTGGGAAGCCCAGGGGAGACTCCAACTCCCAACCTCGCGGAAAGAGAACCGCGGCTCTATGCAGTTGAGCTACTGGGCGACGCATAAGTTAACCAATCAAAATTCTTGAAAAATGAAAGAAAATTGGGACGAGAGGATGGATTCGCACCATCGACCTCCAAGGACACTTCCCCTGGCGCTCTACTACTGAGCTACTCTCACCAGAAATAAAAAAATAATTCCTTCTAAAAGAGATAGACGTACCCTATCTTCCAAGACCAGATACGCAAGAAACAATCTTTTCACATATAAACAATTTAGAGCTTTCAATAAACATTTGTGGCAGGTACAGAACTCGAATCTGTGACCTCTAGGTCATGAACCTAGCGAGCTACCAACTGCTCCAACCTGCGATGTGTGCAGCCTATCTTCACAGACGGGCTGCATTTTTAATTGAATAAATTAGAATACAATGAATTATATGTTGGAGGAGACGGAGGACTCGAACCCCCATCTCACGACGATAAGAACGGTATCATCTAGTTGTCGCTGTGCTTCCAATTACACCAGTCTCCTCTGAGTTGTTATATGAATGATGAAGATAAATCATCTTTTTGGATTTTTCAGAACTTTTCCATGTTCACCAGACTGCAACGTTTCCAGCAGTGCTTGCACCGACAATTCTTCGTTCCGGTGTAGTCCGTCTGCTTACTTGATGCAGATTAGCTGGTTTTTCGTATGTCGTGCGTCCTTTCGCCAGGTCACGGCATCCATTGATGCTCTCCAGTTACTTCTTTTACACGCATACTATTTCTGTGCATCAACATGTCAAAGAACTATCTTCCATGTCCGCTCAATGAAACTCTCATCTGACGCAAGATTGTCGCTGCCCGAACGACCTACTTTATAAGGTATAAGGACTTACCTTTGCGCCGTCAGAGAGGAATTCAACTACTAAACGGAACTAAAAAAAAGAGTGTGACTGAGGCGAGGCTCAAACTCGCGACCCGGTGATTAGGAATCAACCTGCTCTATTCAACTGAGCTACTCAGTCTGATTTGGGGCGAAAGAAGCTAAACGAACAGACATCGCCCCAAAGTGTCTACCGCTGTAGACGTAAACAAAATAACTAACAACATGCTCTCACGAGCAAATGAAACAAACCTATAACTTTAACCATACCAATATTTCAACACACTTTATGCTCTTCAATGAGCTCATCTATATCGGACTTTTTAAAGAATGCGGTGTTACCTATCATATAATGATGAATCTGACCGCTCTTTCTCAAGTCGTGTATATAACCAGTACTCATACCAATATACTTGGCGAACTCTTTTGTAGAGAGCCAAATCTTTTCGACAGGCTCTACTGATACTTTCTTGCGAGGCATAGGCTTAATCTCTTAATGCAAACGTTGCTGCTGAAAGGTACGCCATCAACTCTATACAGTCCTGCTTAGTAAGAAGCACTTCTATTTCCTTATCACAGGCATCATTGGCGTTCAGTACGACCACATCACGAGTTACAGGATTTTCGCCTTCATCTTGTATCGTAATAGTGGAAGTTCTCACAGACACATTGTTGTCAGTTACAGAACCAATGTCTAACGAATCAAACATTTTATTCTCTACATCTTTGTATTCTTTGGAATCTCTCAACATATATATAGAATGAAAGAATTTGTTTCCAAAGCAAGCTATATTTGCAAAAATTTCTTTTCCTGCCATATCTCATTTATCATTAACGCGTCCAACCATCTTCGATACAATATCGAACATCTTTCCAAGGAAGCCATGCTTTTCAGCAATATCAAGTTTCGTTTTGCAATCTTTATCCTTGTACGAATTAATACTAATGCCATAAGCATAGTATAAATTATTGTAGATATCGTGCCAAATGTCACGCTGACTTGTATTTGTTGCAGCGGAATATTGGTTAACCAACCTGCGAATCTTGTTGCGCATAGAAATCTCAGGAACTTTATTATCTGACACTTCTGCCTCCAGAAGAAGCTTTCCGTTTTCAATACGCTCCTGCTTCATTTCAGCAATCTCCTTCTTTGTTTCTGCAACGTCTCGTTCTACACTAGATAGGCGATGTTCTTGCTCTACAAGCTGATTGATGGACATCTGAAGAATTTCAAGCTGAGACTTTGGCTTTTGTGAAGCCTTTATCTGAGCTTCCATACTATTGAAAGCTTTGATGTATTCGAGCTTGAATTGCATTGCCTTCTTGCCGGTAAACCCCATAGCCAACAACGTAAAACCATCACGATTCATCAAGAACATTGGTTGCTCCTTGTTTTGTTCGTTCAAATACGTTGATTCTGAGAACATTTCCGCGATGGCTGAATTTTCAGCAGTCCCACCAATAAGGTTTCTGATAGACTGCATAACATTCTTATGCTCCTTGCCAAACTTTTCAGCAATCAACAAGCTACTTGTTACTGCCTGGTCGTTTGCACCACGAAATACGATTTCATTCATATTCCAATTATTTAAAGTTTACTACTCAACCGGAACCGCCTCGATAACCAATGTCTTGTTCTCGAAGTTAGCCTTCGTCTTGTATCTCGCCACACCTTCAGGCGGTTCTGTCTTACCTATCAGCCAAGCGTACTGTCGAGCCGACATGATAGCTTTTGCTGTCTCAAACACAAAAACCTCGATTTTTCCTGGCTTTATGCTCAAAATGTCTGACTTTGTCAACTTTTTCATCTTGCTTTATTTAATATTAACTAAAATAATTTGGAGGGGACGCAGGAAAGTTGTATATTTGCAGTGCTAATGTAAGATACGGCACTTTCGGTCGCATCCGCCTCCGTTTGTGTCGGTATTGCTTTATTGCTTTAACCGGTTCACGAGTGCAAAGGTAACATAAAAAGGCGGACAAAGCAAATCTTTTTCGGATTTTGTTCGCCTCCTTAACATACCTTAACCATTTAACCGGTTTTAGTTACGTATACATAACTAAAGGTATGAATTATGAATGGAGTTATCGAAAGAGTTAACATTCTCATCAAAGACTTAGGGCTAACACCTAACGCTTTTGCAAAGAAAGTCGGTCTCGGATCGTCTAATCTAAGCAGAAAGCTTAAAGGAAGTACGCCTTTCACCACCAAAGACTACCTTAAGATCAGCGAAGCGTTGGAGATAAGTCGGAATTGGTTAGAAACAGGAGAAGGAAGTCGATATGATGATGTTCCAAGAATGTATGATAGAAGCCTAGTTAATATGGCTATCGACAAGTCTGTCGGACAAGCGATTCATGGGAAAGATGCAAAGCCGTTCTACGATGTTGACTTTGCATTAGGATTCTGTGAGATGTACAATGATACACCGAACACCCCTACGAAGTACATATCTGTCCCAGGTTACGAGAGAACTGATTTCTGGTGCAGAGCTTCGGGGGACAGCATGAAGCCTCTAATAAGTAATGGAGACATCATTGCCTTGAAGGTCATACCTGACTGGACAGAATTTTTGCCTATGAATGAGATTTATGCAATAATGACGAAGAACGACCTAAGGACTGTAAAGGTCATCCGTAGGGGTTCCGACAATGAACATTTCACCCTCCACGCAATCAACGAGGAGTACGAAGACCAGGAAATAAAGAAAGAAGCCATCACTAAGGTTTTCAAGGTACTTGGCTCATTAAAGGCATTATAAGAATGAAAGTATATATAGATGTATATAAAGAGGTGAAAGAAGCGTTACCCTGGGCGACAGAAGACATGATTCGGGAATTCGCATACAAGAGTTGGAAGGCCCAAAACCAAAAACAACCAGAAATAAATGTCGAAGCACCAAAAGTCGAATATAAGAAAAGGGGGAAACTTCAACCAAAGCTATATCCTATGTCATCCAAGGCTTGCCATGAGTTAGCCAATTCGCACACTACGAGGTTCAAGCTTTGCGAAGGCAGGAAGATTCGACATAAGTTTATATGTAACCGATGCGGATACGGCAGAAGCTTTGGTTATATAACACCTTATGGGTTGCTTTGCCCTCAATGCGCCGCAAAGAAAGCAGGTGGACGTGGAGCGCCGCATTACATAACAACACCAATGCGGGACTAGAAGAAGTTAAATAATAAAATATACGATTATGAAGAAGGTATTATTAGCAGCAATGATACTTCTTGCAGGAGCATCATTCACATCATGCAGCAGTAGCGATGATGACGACAATGAGAAACAGGAACAGAAGTTTGATGCCAGCAAGGTTATGAGCGGAAAGTGGAAACTGAGCAAGATTCAGGATTTCCCCATTCCGATAAACCACTACTCTATTCAGAAGGAAAATACAATTTCATTCTTGGATGGCGGCATCCTTCGCACAGAGGGAGACTTCTCGGTAGTAATCAATGGGGACGCGGACAGACCGATGACAATGCCGTTCGGAAGCTACAAGACATGGAAGGCTGATACCACATACAAACAGGACGGAACTGTCGAAACAGGTACTTCTCCTGTGTACTTTGACGGAAGTGATATGTATGTGGCCTACTTTATGTCTGCAACGGAAATCGACTTAGTGAAGTTTGCAACAGACCGAATTGGTATGGTGTACGTACTCACAAAAGTGCAGTAAAATACGATTTTTGTGAGTAATATGTGAGTGAGCAGTTGCTGATTTTATTAAAAATATTCAGTATCAGTACCTTATCAAGATACAAGAGAGTCTTCCCAAGCCTGTGAGGCGGGTTCGACTCCCGTATCTCGCTCAAGTATTGATAATCAGCCACTTACATCGTTTTTCACTATAAAAACATAATCAAAAATCATAATTTTCACCCACAAAATAGGTACAAAATCGTGCATAATGTACGCCAATATGAGTAGTTTTGTGAGTAATATGTGAGTAAAATTGAGTTGTGAGTAAAATCTGTGAGTAAGTATGAATAGCATCAAGACGTACGTTGAAGGAAAGTCCCTAAAGGTTTTCTTCATCATCAGTTATCAGGGAAAGAGATTCCAGGTCTATACCGGCATCACGAGTACCGTCAAGTTCAGCGGGATGGTATTCCCGAAGAGTGTTCCGAACGCAAGAGCCAAGACGGCCATGCTAGCAAGGTTATTTGCGTCCGTGGAAGAATATGTCTATATGAATGGTGATCTTCCGGCAGCAAGGATGAAGGACGAAATCAAAGCCATCATAAACGGAAGGGCAGCTTCTGTAGAGAAGAATATCCTCTACTACATCGATGAGTTCATCAAGACCAAGGCCAAGGACAGCACCAAGGAGATATTTCTAAGAACAAGGAAGAGGATCGAATCATTCGATGAGCATGCCGACTTCGACAACATCGACAGGGACTGGCTCGAAAGATTCCAGGCACACGAGCTCCTGAAAGGCCGAATGAGCGGTGGAATAGCCATCGACCTCAGAAATATACGTACGGTGTTCAACTGGGCCATAGATAACGAGATTACCACCAAATATCCTTTCCGTAAGTTTTCCATCAAGACGGAGCGTCAGCAGTACCTGTATCTGAGTGCCGAGGAGATGAGGGAGTATCGTGACTTTCCGGTAGAGCCTTTCATGGAAAAGTACCGTGACTTGTTTATGCTCGGGTTCTATCTGATAGGCATCAACCTCTCCGACCTGCTCGAACTTCCTGCCGACTGCATCAAGAAAGGGCGCATTCAATACAAGCGCAACAAGACCGGCAGACTCTACGACATCAAGGTTGAGCCGGAAGCGATGGAAATCATCAAGAAGTATAAGGGAAAAAAGCATCTTCTGTGTATCCTGGATGACGGAACGAAGGAATCAAGCTTCCGAAGAACGCTAGGAGATTACCTGAAGAGAATCGGACCAACAGAAATGAAGAAAAACAAGCGTGGCGCCTTGATCAAGAAAGAAATCAAACCGCTCCACAAGGACATAGTATGGTATACGGCCAGAAGAAGCTGGGCTACCATAGCTGCGAGCATCGATATTCCGAAGGAAGTTATCGGCAAGGCTCTGGGCCATAGTGAATGGGATTCATCCACCACCGACCTCTATATTCAGTTCGACAATAAGAAGATAGACGAGGCGAACCGAAAAGTCATCGACTATCTGAACGGTTAACAAAGAAAATCCCCACGTCATTTGCCGATGGCGTGGGGAAAGTTGTTTTGTGACAAGTATCTATTTGTCGAGTTTGTTCAAATACTTGGTAAGCTCAAAGATTATATTGGAAATCTCATCACACCTCTTATCGGAAAGATTCATCGCATCGATAAGTTGTCTTAATGTTATCCTGTGCTTGCAGTAATTAACCTTTGCGTGTTCGCATTTCCATCTCTCCCTCCACAACATTTCCAGTAAGACGTAGAATCGGATAATTCTACTCTTCTTGACGATCTGATGGTTTGCAGTATCCGACTCTTTCTCAGCCTTCTTCAGATTTTCCTTTGTCTCTATCAGCTCTATTTTCAGTTTCTCGTTACAGCGGAGGGTGTAGCAGACTTCAGTAATAAGGGAAGTCATTATAAACAAAAGAACAAACCCTCCCCAGGTTCCTATGAATACCTCCGCTACAGTGAGGCAGCACCCGAAGACAATGCACACGACGAAGATGTCGATGCGGTCGAAAATCATTTTTAATCTTTCTTTCATACGCTACAAATCGTTTTTATAATTATTGGTTACAATCCAGGAGCTCATTACAATATTGAATATAAGCAAGATAATAATGATGGCCCAGTACTGTACGTCGGTAAGTTCAATTGTGAGATAGTCAAAATCCTCGAAGTTCTTTCTGTGCCATTCCTTTTCTACAATGGGACCGATATACTCGGCGTACTTTTCGAGATTTACAGGATTGCTCATAAACCAGTCTCTACTCTTAACGCCTACGACCGGGCTATCACACCATGAAAATGCGTTGCACCACTTGACATTCTTGTTTTTGTCAATACCAACGCACACGACAAGCTCATTCTTATTGCCGCCCTGCCAGTATGAGCGCTGCTTTTCAACGATTTCTTCCGGCTTGTTCATAAAGAACAGGACGAACACCCTAAACTGCTTCCGCTCGCCATAGTATCCGTTCAGCCATCTCATCGCCTTCTCCTGATTTTTCGGGATCTTCAGTCCGAGAACAGGATTCTGGTCGTAAAGAACGATATCCGGATACTCGAACAGTCCAAGCTTTCGCGCCTGCTGATAATCTATATCCTCAAACTTAAAAATAGAACGTGATGCTTTCACTTTATTCTTATAATCGTGCTCGGAAGATAATGTGTACGAGTTCTCAATGGAGCCATCCCACGCCCATTCCTGAGCATCGCCATCCTTAGTGTAGTAATCCCTGTGCATATCAATGAACACGCTTTGGGTTCCGAGAATCTTTCTGACTACATTAAACTCGTTGTCGGTCATGAAGTATTCTTCCTTGTTCCTAGCATCAAAATAAGTCCAACGTTCAGGGTGATTGTCTACGTACGAACAATCGTATGTTTCCGTACGTTGATTCTTTCCGCTTCCAACGGTCCTTGTACACGTGCGGTGTATGTACTCATTCCAGGCATCGTAATGACGGATTCTTGTAACGTAGCTTCCGAGATACTCCGTGTCAGCAGCATTGGACTGCTTGAACACGAACTCCATGAGGATGCCTATGAGGATGGAAGGAACAATAAGTACTGCGTATTCCCACCAGGTGGTCTGCTTCCTGAAGAAAATCAACAGGAAAGCAGCAACCACGAATGGGATTAGAAATATGAATATTTCCATAAGCCGTTATTTCTTGAACAGGTCTACGTCGTTATCCTCTCCAAGCTGCATGATCATCTTTGTCTTGGATGAGGAGATAACCTTGTATTCGATAGGTTTTGTATCGGAGATGAACCACTTCGCCGGATATGTCTTCACGAGCGTCTCGTGCTCACGGATGATATCGAGCATTCTCTCCTGTGATGTCTGAAACTCGGAGCGCTGAATCTCTATGGACTGCATGAGGTCCTTGTATAGCGAAACGTCGAAGTTAGGATTACTTTCCTTGATCCACTTCATAAGAGAACCGTCTCCCTTTGAGTATCTGCCCTCGATAAGTTTCGGATAGATGGACTCGAATGCGGACTTGTACTCATCCGTAACCTGTGCCTTCTGCTGAAGAACCTTCCACATCTTGTCGTGAACACCCTCAATCTTGCCACGCTGAGCCTCTGACTGCTGGCGAAGTGAGATTTCCTGGTTGTTGTAATGGAAATAACAACCGATAACTGAACCTGCGGCGAGTACTACTATTGCGAGTACTGATGCCAAAATAATGTTTTTTACACTCATAATGTTTAAAATTTTAAAAAAAAATATACTTAGTCTTTTATTTTAAAAAGATCAATCAACACGAAAGTATCTAGGAAGAGGAACCAGATACTCTTATCTCCGTATGCCCTACTGGTGTCAAATCTTACAGTCGGTACTAGGTAATAAGAACCTTTCAGAATATCGCAATGGAAGGCTATCATTCTCTTTTTGGTTCTGATTTCCAGACGGTCAGTACACTTGTTTAGTCTTATTTTCATATACTTAATCTTTTTGGTTTGACAACTTGTTATTGAGTCTGATGTAGAAGTCTTCCTCAGACTCTCCGTTCTCCTTGAAGTCAAGATTGTTTTCCTCAACGAAGTCAAGGATAGCCCAGACGCTCTTCCTGCCGAGATTCCTGAGTTTCATAAGCTCTGACCTTCCCCGGAGATTACGAACCAAGTCGCCTACGGTATATACGTCAAAGCCTTTGAGTGCATTCAGAATGCGGACAGAGAAGCCACAGTCCTTTAAATCCCTGGAAAGGATCAGCGGAGGAAGTACTGCGCTACTGACTGGCTTGTCACCTTTCGCGCGCCGGTATTCATCGAAGCTTACCTGTATCGACTTGATTACCTTCTTCAGGCGCTCAACCTCATACTTCAAGGCTCTGTTCGTTGAGAGCTCAGCAATGGCAATATTCTCGTTGTAGGCGAGTTTGTTGCAAGTCTTTTCTACAATCTGCCTGATTCTCGTTGCAGACACGCCGTACTTGATTGACAGCTCGTCATAGGTCATTCCGTTAATGATGTCTTTCAGAAGACTGGACTCACGATAGGTCAGATTCGGTAATACACCAAGATGCGACATTGTGTTGATTACACCGAACAGCATACCTACGGCGTTTGCAGCCAGCTTGCCGTTTGCGGTAGCTCTGTCTCTCAGTTCAGTGAGCTCTACGTTGATTGCGCGCTTGCGATACTCGACTTCCTTGAGCTTCTCGTCAATCATCTTCTCGTTTGCTGCAATCATCTTGTATTTCTGAGCATATTTCTCGATATCCTCGCTGTTGACATAGAGGATGCCGTGTTCGCCTACATAGCTTCCAAGGATGCCTTCCTTGATGTAGTTGCTTATAGTCTGTCGTGATACTCCCAGTATCTCGGCAGCTTTGTTTCTTGTTATTCTTGCCATAGAAGTAATGTTTCATCTAAGTAAATACGCAGAATTTTGCGTATTTAGATTTTATTTATATTCAAAATGTGTGATTTCCCCACATTTTAGAACCCAAGCGTCTGAGGAATCTCAATACCTACAAACTCTAGAAGGTCACGGAACCTGTTATCATACCACTTAATCTGGGTCTGAGACTGAAAGTTCGGATCCTGGATATTCTGACCGAAGCACTCGAATCCCTTGTTGAGCACTTTCCATTTCCAAGGTTTGTTCTTATCTCTGCTAGGACGTGTAGCTTCGTGGATGACACCCTTAGCCATCAGGATCCTGTTGAAGGCAACAGAAGTGAAAGGAATGTTGTTTTCCTTAAGGAGGTCTTTCGCTGCGTGGAGCGTAGGAGCCTCTGTGCCGGCGTTGACACCTGAAGGAAGTGCATCCGTAGGGATATCGAACTTTTCAGCAATCTTCTTTGCCCAGCATATCTTGCTAGCCTCGTTGAGATTGAGGGTCTTTATGGTCCAATCGGCAAAAGTAAGATTCACTTGCAGCTTATCGTTCAATGATGTATGAGCGATGCTATACTGACCAGTCTTGCGGATAGAAGGAAGAACTTCGCTAGTTACCCAACGCTTGAACTCCTTTGCACGCTCCTGCTTACTACCAAAGATAAGCGAATAAACGCCACTCTCGTTAATAAAGGTTGCGGATTGCATTCTACCCAAATTATCGATGATGTCACGTTTCGTTACATCATCTTTTTCCACATGGTCCGCAACAGCCTTACGACCATTTGAGTAACCAAGTGCATCTGTTACGTCATTCGCACAAAACAGAAGCTCTTTGCTTGTATCGTCGGTAATGACGCGTACTTGCCCAAACATATGGTGATTAAAAATCGTAATATTACTCATATTTCCTACCTTAATTATTAATTATTCGTAAACTATCGCAACTCTCCTCTCACACTCTTCTACGGAAAATGCAGCAACGTACGTTCTGAGATTTCCGACATTTTTATACTCAGTATAGCAGAGCTCCCAGATATACTTGGCCTTGAGACCAGTCTTCAGGGTTGCGTCGATAATGTTCTCGAATGTATAAAACATACCAGTCAGGTTGTTATATAACGTAATCTGTCGATCGTCGTTAAAATCAACGCTATCATTGTTAGACGTGAAGTCTTCTACCGATTGAGCATGGTTCATTTTGAGATTGAACTCATAGTAGCTCTTAGCCCTTTCGTACGTGTCTGCCTTTTTGCGAATAAAGCCAGACTTTTCTATATACTTGCAAAGCAAATCTTTTGCTATATCGAAATCAATTTCGGTCATCTCGTCCAAGACGTAATCATTACTGATTCTACAGATAAAGCGCTGCTTCTTGCGTATGATGCGGTCTTTTTGAGAGTCGATAGCCTTTTGCTCTTGCGAGTTATGCGAAGCTCCGTCAAGTTCGAAGTATATTCTCCAATACGGAACGAAGAAATCGTAATAGCACCATCTTGTGCCAATCTTGTAATTTCCCTTCTCTCTTGTGAAGTAGATGTTGGCATCAATTAACATCTGCTCAAATTTGGACTCGGTTTTCGAGTTTTTATTGAGCAATTTGTTCTTTACAGGAGTAAAACTATGTCTTACATACCCTATATTCTTTTCATTAACTTTCATCTTCCCTATATTTACTTATTTAAAATTAATATTTTCTTTTTTTTAAAAGGTTATATGAAACAGGCAATAGACCTCTGAGAGAGTGGTTCTCCCCCTTACCCCCATCAGTCATTGAAACGATGAGAGCTTGGTAGGAATATTCCACTCGAAGTTACATGAACCCAGTATAATGAGCCCCTTCGGTCGGATCGGTTGCCAAATCGTACAGCACCTAATCTAAGCAGCTTTCTAGGTACGCCTAGCCCTGCCCGCCTTCTGCCTTCAGTTCCTGCGGTGTCACCATGCACCTCTTGTGACGTGGGTTTAAAGTCTGTGTAGCCGAGTGTATCTAGCCGACAAGCCACCAAGACTACTTGTTTACTCTCGAAAAAGAATAGGGTAAAGTGAAAACCCTATCCTTTGTTCGTGTTGCGCTCCGAACTCTGGATAGGGTTTCGTATAGGGAAGTGAATAATCACTTAAATATACTCAATATGTCCGCTGCTTAGTGCGCAACTACTAACAAGCACTGCAAAGATACTACGATTTTCTATTCCGTGCAACAGTTCTGTTTTCACCATAAACCGTACTTATTAAAGTAAAAAGTGAGGACAAACGTTTTAAAGATACTGGTATAACTAAAGGTTTCAAGCGAAGTAAAAACAGCTGATTGCAATATTCATTAAAGTACAGAATGTTTACAATTAACGTAGTTTAAGAAAAAAGTGTGATTTTCGTTGCTTTTTGGGTGGTTATCTTAATAAAATAGCCGCCTATCTGTTAAGTGATAAGCGGCTATTTGTATGAATTAATCCTTGGCTTCGCACACGTGTTTTACGATATACGCGAAACCGATGAGTACGACGGATGATAGAAAGGAAGCAATGCCGATTGGAATTCTATCTATTGCGGCATAAGCTTTGAGGTCCGAGTCAAATATTGCTGCGCCTAGATTGTAGAGGACAACCAATGCAGACACGACAGCGGCAATATTTCCAGCTATCATGAGAATCTTTACTACTAGTTTTTCACTCATACCTAATGACTTCACCGTGTTGTCGAGGGCTGATGTGTAATGAACTTAATAAACGTCTGCCATACTTGCGTGTCCGCACCATTGAGAGAATCTAATCTCATACCCAGTTTCTTCATCAATGAAGGTAAAATAGCCGTTTTCCCATTGTCTTGGAACATCCTCGGCTCTGTCGTATGCCGCAATAACCTCCTTTGCAGTATCGTCGTTACTGTCGAGCAAATCGTACTGACGATTGTCATTCGCACATTCTTCTTCACTATGCAACAGCTCCGATTTCCAGTTTGAGCCATCAAAATAGTTCCAATATGTAGGGCTGTCGAACCATTCGTTTTCCTTTCTCCAGGTCTTTGCGAAATCGTTTATCTTAGCAAGCAACTCATCGCTGATTTCTGAACCGATGCAAGCTTCGAGTTCGTTGTCTTCACCATATAGAGACAGCTCTGCGGTGTTTACTGCGAACTTCTTCTCAATAGCCTTCATCATATCGTACTCGCACTCACTCTCGTCGTTATTCAGGGAATAATCGTAGCTGCTGCCATCTGCTGCACAATTTTCGATTTCCTTGGCTAATACAACGAGGTATCTTGGCTGATCATCTTCTTGCTGAAGATTCTCCAATACCACAATATCGTTTCTTTCCATAATTTTCCGCTTGACCGTGTTGCGTAGGGCTTGGTTATTAATTGCAGGAGCCGAAGCTCCCTATTTTTGGCTAATCGGGGCCGTTTTAAAAAATCCCCTCCTACCCTCACGGGCAAGAGAGGACACTCATTTAAACAATCTAGTATGAAAAACTAGAAATATCTTATTTTCCGCACTTGATGACTTCGAAAACACGATGCTCTCTGTCGGCGGAAAGTCTATTACCTTCTTCATCGCATATGTGGCCATCTTCGTTGACCCACATCTTCTGGTTGAACATCTCTTCGCACATACCGAGAATCTTAAGATATTCCTGTGCCTCGAAGATGACGTTCTTGCCATCACGCTCTGCCCTCTTGAAGTTCTCGATAAGGTCAGGATTCAAGTCAGGTGCAGTGATATCGTACTCATCCATTTCATCGTGATAGTGGATGTTGAGTATCTCCAACTCTTCCACCATTGCGGAGTTCGTACCAATCTCACCAGTCAGAGCCTTCATAACGGTCTCCTTTTCTAGCTTTTCGTACTTCTTCCGGCACTCATTGATGAGTTTATTCAACTCTTCTACTGTATAATCTTCTACCATATTCATTATTTTAATTGGTTAAACAATGGCAGGAGATGGCAGCTGGCCACCTCCAGTTTTAAGCTTAATCCTCATCTAGACCATTATCTAGGTCTTCTTCATAGACGCCGAACAATCTCAGTGTATTGCTGTCAATCTCGGTCTTACCGACAATGTAGCGCTGCGTCATCTGTATATTAGGCATACCGTTACTGGTATGTCCCATCATGACGGCAATCTGCTCAAGAGGCACTCCCTTCTTTGAGAGATTCGTTGCGAACGAGCGTCTGCCGGTATGGGATGAGACGAACCGATACTTCTTTCCAGTCTCTTCCTTTCCGGCTTTGAACACCTTTGTATTCGTATCTATTCCGCAGTCACGGCAGATATCGCGGAGTGCTCTATTGAACGTCCTTTCACCTATCTCACCCGGAAGAGGCTCGTCACCAGTACCGCATACGAGGAACTTACGGAGTTTCTTGTGAAGTGGAACCCTTACCTCGGTCTTTGTCTTCTGAGTAACATAGACGAGGAAGTGTCCGGTATCATCTATGTTCTCTTCCGTCATTCTCTGGCAGTCGCTGTAACGTGCGCCACAGAGACATTCCATGATAAACATTCTCTGAACATATCTTTTTGTTTTCCCGTGAGGGTTGTACTTTATGATTCTGTTTATCTCCTCATCAGAGAGATATACAGACTGGACCGGTACAGCCTTCGCTCTAAGTATTCTGCCGAACGTAGGACTAGGAATTTCCCTGGTAGCATCGTTCTCACGTATCACAGCCTTGATGGTTGCACATATGGTTCTTGCCGAGTTAGGAGCGTAGTTCTCCTGGATCTTCTCGAAGAGGTCGCGCAGATTGTCGTCTGTGATGTCTTCCCATAATGGCTTATGTCCAAGCATCTCTTCGAACATCCTTACAACCTTAATAAGCTTCGGATATTTCCAGATGTATGCGCCATAGAACGTGTCATGCCTCCAGGCGTTGCTGTGATAATTGGCGAACCAACCCTGCTTGATGGCAGTCTTGTACTTCTGCTGCTGAGTGTAGCTCAGAAGTCTCTCCCAATCTCTTGTCTTGATTCTTATTTCTTCTGTCATAATTCTATAATTTTGGTTACTAGTGGCAAAGATACGAAAAGTTTATAATATAAACCATCGCCTTTGCCGTTTTTAACGCTAAATTAACTTTCAAACTCATCGTTTAGCTCGTAAGCAATACGGGCGAGCGACTCGAAATCCATCTCAAAATCCATAGGGGATACTCTCTTTACCACTCTTTTGTAGCTCATCATACGTAGCGTGATAGTCGGGATAGCGGTATCCTTGCCGTTAGTTTCAATGAGGACAGCTTCGAAAAGCCCGTCGCTGCACTTAACCGGGTTCTTAAGTTCCTTGCTGAGGATTCCGCGTACTCGCATTATCTCACGGATGGTGCATGCAAGTTCCATCTTTGCTGTTGAACGCAACTCATCAATCTTGTCTTTCAATACTTTTCTCTTCATAATCTTAATATTTTGGTTTAACTTGATGCCCGCCATTCCTGGCAGGCTTGTTTGGCTTACTGATTTTCCTTTGTGATTTCCAGTGCCCTAAGGAACCCCTGAAGATAATTCTCGCATTCGCTCTTCTTGCCAAGGAACTCCTGTGTTCCGTCGATGATAACGCCTACATGGCCGGTCTTCGGGTATTCCTGTATGTGACAGGTATATTCATCGCTTCCGAGCGCATCTTCGACTTCCTTCGCCATCATCTGAGCCTTCCAGGTGATGTTCGCTGCATCGTACTCATCCATTAGGTGAATCCAGTCACAATCGTCGATATCTTTTACGGAATCGATCTTACGGACTGGCTCAAACTCCTGCAACAGGTCAGGAACCATAGGATTGTTCTCTCTGACAAAATTCTTGAATCTTTCTAAATCTTCCATATTTCTATTCTTAATTGGTTAAACATTGCACCCTCCGAAGAGGGCTTTTCAGGCGCATTTCTTGTAGGCATTGACGACTACGTGATGCTTGTCAGAATCAGCACGGATGCTAAGATATACACTATCATTCATATCGATCACTACGCTGTTGTTGAAGCAATCAATGATACTCTTGAACTGAATACCAGAAATATTTCCGACAACGATATTAGCAGCCGTAAAAAACAGATTTTCATCTGTAATGGCTTTCGTAAATCTGACAATCATCGTGTTCTCGTAGTACTCAGCGGAACAAGACCTTCCATTACTGAATCCTACCGCTTCGTCACACCCGTTGTCCGTGTACTCGCCATCGTCAAATATCTTCTCCCACAGGAATTCATTGTAGCAGTAATCATCCAAGTTGAAAACTGGCAACTTGCTCACATTTACATCTACTATTTCCATAATCATTCTATTTAATTGGTTAATACTGGGAGCGTGAAACAATAATGTTCCACGCCTTGTTCGGTTTCACACCGGCAGAGACACGATATATTCCTTTTTCTTCTTTCGTGTTCTGCTCTTCACAGTGAATCCACAAAAATCTCTCAGCCACCCGGCAGCATTGCCGATGAAAGGCTCGTTCACCATAAGGATAGGACGGAGCATTCCGTTCTTCTTCATGAACTGATAGTCGATGAAGTCGAACGGGTCATCCGGGTCCTCACTCTTCTTCTCCCATACGCTGACATCGAGATAGTCGATGAAGTCTCCCTCTGGCGGGTTATCCATCTCGATGAATCTCTTCGGCCTAAGGAGAATCGTCTCCTTAGGCTCGTGGGTCATAAAGAAATTCTCTATAACCTCGTTGAACTTGTTCATGTCCATCTGTTTTTGGACAATGCCCTTTCTCTTCATAATGTCGGAAGCTTTGAGCATTCTTGTACCTCTTCTTGCTGTTGCCATAATTCAAAATTTTAATTGGTTAAACATAGTACCCTCCGAAGAGGGCTTTTGGCTAGTGTGCAAGGAATCCTACCGCCTGACCTTCCCCGATAGACCAGCATAACCTATCTTCCTTCAGACACTCTGTGCAGTTTCCGGTACACAGACGTGTCCCTTCCGGCGCAGACGTTCCGCTCTCGAAGATAGGATGCGCCTCCGGAAATCCGTGGCGGTTATCCATCTTGAGACCAAGCCACCCCGAAAAGAGAATGTGCATGTTCTCAGGGATTACGTTGCCCTCATCGAGATACTCGTTGCACACATCGAACATCTTCGTGAACGCCAGGAACTTGGTATCCTTATGTTTTCGTGCAATCTCGCACATCTTGTCAAGATACCATTTGTCCTGTATGTCGCCGCCGATGTGGAATCGGAATGCTCTAGGGTAGCGGTAGTTGAGGTAACCATCAATCTCCTTAAAGTATCGCTCAGGATCCTCGTGGAGGATGGCAGAATTGATAGCTCTCGTCTTGATGACCTCCTTGTAAATCATGTCATTGCGCAGGTCGTAGCAGCTCTTCGCACAGATTGCGCAGTTACCGCAATCCATTACAGGGATAAGCGATACAGATGGGATAGCTCCCAATTTTGTGTTGCCATCACTAATCTTGACGTGTAGGTTTTCTACGTTCTCTAATGCGTTCTCATAAGCTGCCTGTGCCTTTGACAGACGAGTCTTCATTCCTTCCTTACCTAATGTCCAGTAATTTCTACTCATAATTCTAATTTAAAATTGGTTAAACTTGTGGAACAAAAAACCGGCGTGTCTCACGACAGACCGGCTTGAACCATTTAAACAAAATTTAGTTATGATATGAGTAGTCAGCCGCTTCTAACGACTGACATGTTTGGCTAATCTTTCGGTACATTCCAGTGGAATGAAATTATAGCTTCTCCATTATAGATGGAGAATGTTACGATAAGTTTCATATCTTCCTCGCGCTCGTCATCTATGTACTGCTTATGCTCCGAAATCACTGCGGTAAGAAGGTGACAGTCGTCTCCCGTTATGTTTCTGATTACCGCATTTCCGAAATCGTCAAGCTTATCCATACTGCGGAATGGCTGCGGAATGCATTTAAGCTCAACAAAATTATCCTTGATGGTAGCCATTACGGGAACTCCTGCAATAAATCCGAGGTATGTATTCCCGGAGAATGAATAGCTTCCGTCATCGAACATGTTTTCTTCCCACCAGTCTAGCATGACGTTCTTGTTGTCAAGAGGAGCAGGAGCAAGCTTGCTCGTATTGATCATCTTCTTTATTTCCTTCATAATTCTTTATTTTTTTTGGTTAAACATTGAATCGGTTACCGAATCAGTAACCGACTTTTGGTTAGAATGGTCCCCGGCTGGCGCCTTACTCTATAAGTTCGATCTAGAGAGCTTTAGCTCGAAGGATTACCTCCAGTAGTGACTGGAGGAGATCCTTCGTTGAAGAAGCTCTTGTAAACACAAGCTGCCGGGCCACCATTCTTCAGGCGGCGAACCTTACGTCTTACTGATGATTACTTGTTCTCGCTCTTGGCTTTCTTCCATTCAAGAATCTTGCCCTGGACGCTGATATTATTGTCCTTGATGAGCTGCTTGAGAATACCAAGCATTCTCCAACCCTCTTCATCGTAGAGCTTGGCTTTAGACTCAAGCTCCTTCAATGAGTTGGTCTCTGACATCTTGCGGCCGTTCTTCAGGAATCTTGCTCCGTGGAACATGATGAGGTTTCTCATCGTGTAGTAGGAACCAGAACCCTTGTAAGCATGGATGAATGCATCTGCCTGCTTGGTATCCCACGCGAGATGCTTGCGGTTCTTGTTGAACTTGCGAACGGCATCGTAGAGATCCTTGTAGTCTTCTACAGTAGCCATCTTGTTGGCAAGGTCACGGAGAGGATTGTATACCTTTCTATCCAAGTCAGCGACAAAAATGTCCTCGTTCTGAAGACGTACGTAAGGATTGCCCTTGCAGGTATGCTTGTATGTCTTCTTCTCGTTTCCATCCTTGTCTTTCTTGGTAGTGTAGATGCACTTGTCGTCAATGTAGCTGCGAAGCTTGTTAATATAGTCAATAGCCATATCGTATGCTACGCAACCGTTGAACCAGCGATATCTCGCCTTGGTGTTCTCGTAGTCCTTGTGGTCACACATCTTCATCTGAGCGTAGAGCTCATTTTCAAGCATGCGCCACTGATACTCGTAGCCCTTGCGCTGCAACACCTCGTTGAATGACAGATAACTCTTATCCATGTCTCGCAACATGTGGAACATCTGACTCATCACCCAACGACGGAACAGCTTCCAGTTACTTACGTATCCACCCACTATAATCTGTCTGCCTACCGCATCGATGGTTGCATCGTCCATATCAACAGGAACTGCTGCACCATTTTCGATTTTGATAAGCTGGTCGTCACCAAGAGGGAAGTACTTACTTACGTCAACGCCTGCTGCCTTAAGAGCTTCGAGACGCATCTGCGCCTTGGTCTTCTTACCGGTAGCTGCTGTAGCCTCTACATTGTTAGTTACGATGTTCAAGTTCTCACCAGTGATTGTTACAATCTGCTTCATAATTCTAATAATTTTAAATTGGTTACTAAAAATTTATTTAACTCTAGTGGATGAGGCTTACGCCCCACCCTTGTTTGGCTCAATCCAGTCTCTGAGGATAATCAGATCCTTGTCGTTCTCTGACTTCCAGAACCATCTGCCCCATCTGTTCTCCCATGCGAGGTTGCCTCTGAGAAGCTGAATCAGTATGTATAGCTCCAGCTTACATCTAGCTACCTCCCGTCGCTCACCATACATCATATCTTCGTCTGAGAGCTCTTTCTCAGGCAAAGCCTTGAAGTAGTAGCGGCGATGGGATTCAGAGCGTTCAGACGGCACAGAATACTTGTATGCCTTGTATCTCTGCTCTATTGCGAACAGGACTACTGCATGTGTCAGGTAAGGTGTATCTTTCGGCTTATCTTCCTCGGACATCACTATCTTGCCATTCACTCTACATGTTCTCTTCTGAAAGTTGATGGTGAACTTAGCACCATTCTCAACTGCATTGATAATCTCGTCGTATGTCATAATTCTATTGTATTGGTTAATAGGGATAGTGCTTATTCTAGCACTATCAAATTGGCTTCTTCGAGTTCATCCTTACTCAGTACATCTTCGCCTTCTCCGACGTGGATATAGAACTTATCTCCGTTCGCCCACTCCATTGCACGCATATACAACCAGTGAGCATCCTCGATAGAGAATCCGTCTGCACTTACAGAATCAAGCATCTCACCCATGCAAACTTCTGACGTTTCGTACTCTTTCTTGATTTCCTCAAGCTTCTTTAGTAATTTGCTGTTCATAATTCTTAAATATTGGTAAATAGGAGTGCGCTCAGAGAATCTGTTGCGTAACTATAAGGTCTTGATAAATACTGTATCTAAGTCCTGACAGATCCAGGTAACCACCTGGATCTTCAGGATGATTGATACCGTATTGTACAATCTATTCTCCTTGCGCACCATTCGGCTCGCAATAACCTAGTCTGACTCAACCTGATACGTTGCATTGCTTTAAGTTTTTGATTAAGGGCGTGGCATTGTTATGAAGCCAACCTCAGGAAGCGTACGCTTCCCCATCCTTGGCTTCAGAATCAATGAAACGCTCGATGAACTCTCAGAACTTGTCAGACATCGCTGCAATGCGCATGACTTATCTCATGTATTATGTTGCATGGATATATGTTCTTGATTCGATCCCGTGTTTGGATACCTGCGCCTGCGGTGATAACGGCAGGCGGCAGGTATACCACTCACGGGATATTAAACCTCATACTCTTGATAAGTCGTGATGCAATTCACTTTGGTTGTTGTAGGTACACTCATAGGTCTGTTGTCTTACTATAGGCTGATGATTTAACCCGCTTGCCGATACGCGAGATTTCTGGTATTACCAGACATATCGCGTTGATACTAGGCGGGTTGAATAAACCGATACCTCCTCGTGTACCTCGTTTGGCAATAACGTTGTCTTCATCTGAGAGCGTGGCACGTAGCTATAGCAGCTTGATTCGAGGGCTGTTGTAAGCCGCCGGAGTCCCGGATAGTGTTCCGGGAGGCCGGCGGCATGGAAACAGCACTCATAAATTAACTCTCCTCTGAAGACTACCCTCGTGCTAGGGTGGTTCTATGACCGATGGATCGGCACAATACTTTACAATTCTGATTTGACACAGGATTCGCCAGAATAGGTGATCCAGGACAATGCGCCTACTGCGCAGCCGTCCAGGATCAACTACTCTGGTTAAGAGACCTGTTGCATAAACTTCAGCCATCCGTCAGGGAGTGGTGGTGTGCGCCACCTGCGAGAGTCATGCGGACCGGCACATCTCTGTACTTCATTGATGAGCTACGCCTTGTGCCATATGAATGATCCAGCTGTCTCAAGTTGTAAACTTGGATAGCTGGATCAATCAGATGATGTTATAGAGGCGTTGCCTGAATCTGTCCGTCCTTCTCCCACGTCCGTGTGCTCGGTTACAGAGTCTGCCGGTCAGAAGATGCTGCGCATAGCTGTATCAGATTGATAATGTCCGGTTTAGGACGAGCGTAGGACCATCTCTTACTAAGAGATTGGTCCATGCACTCCGCAACCGGGATATTTAAAACCTTGTATCTTCATTCCGGCAAAATCCTTACGCTAGGATGCTCATCTACAGAGTATTCACCAATGTGTTGTACGCTGCCCTGCTCGTCCGCAAGGCATTCTGAGCACAACCTATCGATAGATACCCCTTGATTTCGCTCTCTGTCTTACTCCTGTTGGCTTTCACGTTTCTGCCACGACCTCGGTCTATGCAACCTACAGCCTGAGTCTTCACGTATCCGAGACCACCGACCTTTCTCTTGCCTGTCTTGACCGCACGGATGCAGTCCATGACGAAGGTGTTGAGCTTGTCGATGTCCTCTTTCACGTTTATGACTGGAAGAACCTGAGTAGACCAGGAATAATCGCAGTACCCCTTGTAGAGATACCTATTTACTGCATTGATGGCTTTCGTCATCGTGGTATCACGTTTCTTTATCGTCCTCTTCTCAATCTCCTTTTGGAAGGTCTTGATACGTGTGGACGACAGAGAGATATTGTGACCCTTGATGGAATATCCGAGGAACTTGAACCAGTGATTAGCGTCAAGATACTCAACCTTCTTCGGGTTGAGCGTCATCTGCATCATCTCCAGCTCGCTCTTCATGATATCCATGGCTTTCTCATAGTCTTCACCGACAAACAGCGTATCATCTGAATAGCGGACGTAATATCCGTTAAGCTTAGACAGCTTGTCGTCAAGATGATAGAGAATGACATCAGCCAGCCATGCTGCAACAGAACATCCCTGCTTGAGGGACTGATACTTCTCGCAGAGGTTGTTGTCCTCATCGAAATAGATATCTGTGTGATAGTAGTCACGAATGACATCTATCAGCGCAGATTTTCCGTACTTCTCCTCTACCTTGTCGAATGCCCAGTCGATGAACCGAATAGGCACAGAATCGAAGTACTTGGAGAAGTCGCCTTTCCACCCGATGATTTTACCATCTGCCGAGTATATTATCCGAGACACTTCCTGCACCACACGACCGCAGCCGATACCCTTTTGGTATGACGTGCAGCGTGGATGCACCATCTCTGGCATCAGCTCGAACAGGAGGTCGTTGGCTATACTCAAAAGGATTCTATCTACAGGCTCATTCACATAGACAGTACGGAAATCTCCGTTGTCTTTCGGAATCTTTGCTGTGTGTGGCGGCATTATCTTGTAATTGCCGCTCTTGATCCTCTGATACATAGCCAGACGAGCCTCCGGCGTTGTAAGCTGATACATTACTGCTTTGTTCATGTCCTTGAATAAGCCTTTCTCAATGGCATACTGCCATCTGGCTTTCTCGAAGAACATCTCTAGGATTCTGTCTTCATTCATAATTCTTATGTTTTGGTTATTGGTAGGGAGATTACTCTCCCCGTTTGGCTAGTCGATATGCTGGAGTGCTACGCTGTCATCTTCTTCGGATTCTCTCCAGTACTCCTGATCTGGTTCGATCTCGATAACCTCACCTGAGAAATTGTCAGCGTCAAGAATAATATCGCTATTATTATAGGCATCCTGCACTTTCTGTACGGCTTCATTCTCACTCTCAGCATCAACGCTGACTACCTTGTTTAAAGTCTCTGTGACTGATACGTAATATCTCTTCATAATCTTTAATAATTTGGTTAATAATGGAAGTACGCAGAATGTGCGTACTATTCAGGCTAAGTCCAATCCACGGCAAGGACAAAATTGATAATGTTAATATTGTATCCGTTTTCCACTATATACTTGATAATGGCACGTTTTACGAAATACTCCCTATCTGTGTCAGAAGACTTGCTGTATGCTTCTGAGAAATACTTGAACCCGAAATAAACGGATTCCTTCAAGACGTATCTCTTAAACACCTCTGCAACAAATCTCCTGCCGCCCTTTCTGTCTAAAATTTCATCTATAATCATAATTATCTATCATTGGTTAATAGTGATAGCCCGGAGGCTATCTTTAGGCTAATGCGTTCAATACTCTGTGGGCGTTGTATGCCACAGGATTGCTGTATTTTACCCTCTCCCATTTTTTGCGCTCACAAACTTTCAGACAATACTCATGTGCTATATTCTCTGATAGTGCATCGAACGTGTTGTGTGTAATATCTGATGGCTTACCGAAATAAACTCTGTAACCATCCCTGTAGCATACTATACGTCTGCCCAGTCTGTAGATGGTTCTACTGCCCTTCTCTACAAATGTAATTCTTTCCATAATTCTCTGTATTTGGTTATTGGCAGGTAGCCAACTGGCTACCAATTTTAGACTTCGCTCCATGCTTTCCACGCTTCATTCGTGTTCTTGGTGATTGCCTCGTTCCAAAGCTTCTCCATGTTGTAGAAAATTTCCTGAAATGCTTTAGGGGTATCCTTCGGATCAATCTTCTTGCCAAAATACGGGCGTCCGCATCTTCTTTCGTCGTGCTCCCAGATGCACCGTATCATTCCCGTCTCCGTTGGAGTGCATCCGAGGAATGTTCCCATTGTACCGCATGTCTTTTCTCTAAGCCACTTCGGGTAAGGAACGTAAATGGTCCATGCGTCCACACAGAAACGGAACTTCTTTCTTGTGTCGTGATAAAGTCTCAATTTCATAATTCTTTGTATTTTGGTTGATAGAAGAGGAGCATGCAAGCTCCCCTTGTTAGGCTGTTTCTTTTAGTTTGATTCCATTCTCTTCGAGAGCGTCTTTAATCAGCTCGTCAGAGTCCTCGTAGTACTCTCCCCAACAGGAGTCAATCTGTTCCCAGTCGTAGGAATCAGAAGATTTACCGTCTTCGTACAATTTTGTATACGGGCGTTTCTTTTCTAGGACGTAACCTTTTACATCACCCCACATCCACATACCAATATTCTTGACTTCGCTCTCAAACAGCTCGATGGCACGATTCTTCCAGTTCTTGGTATTTGTATCAACCATCTTTTTGAAGCGCTCCTTGTCGCAATAGGCATATCCTCTAACATAATCTCCCTGGCTATATCCACTGGAAGACCACTCGTAGAATGCTATATCCTTGCAGTTTTCAAGGAGATTAACAAAATCATCTTCTTCAAGCTCTTCTGTAAGCTCATCCCTAACATCCTCGTTCTTCAGTTCGTTAGGAGTGAAATCTCTGATGTTGTACCACTCGTTCTTGCCGATGCTGAATCTTGATTTTCTTTCAAAACTCCACATGTGGCACGACTTGTCGTATTCGAGACACAGATGATCGCAATGAAACATACTATTGATATACTTGATAATCTTCTTTTGTGGAACATACTTGCAGACAAGCTCTTTCAAGGCAGCCTCTGCATTTTCAGCTTCGACTTCACTGCTACAACCACGAGAAAGTTCCCTGTTGTATCCGTAATCAGAATAGTCCCAGAAGTAAACGCCTGCCAAATCCCATTCTGTGCAAGGGCATTCGGCATCCTCATCCTGGTAAATGGTGATTCTGTAATCGCCGATTTCTTTCTTTGCAAATTCGTAACTCATATCTAATATCATTTAAATGGTTTAACATTGAATATCCCCATGCTAGGGGATATTGTTAGGCTTCCTCATAATCTTCCTCCATCATGGAGTGAGCCTCTTCAAGCTCATTCGAGAAATTGTACTTGATGTTGTACGTGCCGAACGCCTTGAAGTACCATTCTTCGAGGTACGCCCTGTCCTTGCTAGCCTGCTCGCTGTCCTCTGCGGCATCAAGTCGGGCTACCATCTGAGGATACAAATCGTAGTAATCATCGCCATCGTAGTCAGTCGCCCAGAACGTACCTGTAACGTGTCTAGGATAATCGTTGTACAGATTGGCAAAATTTCCATCCATGCGCTGGTCGTTAAGATGGAGATATTTCTTCATCTCTCTGTTTACCTTGTGAGTAAACTCCCATGCAAGAGACTGGATATTCTTTCCGTACAAATCGGCAATGTATTCTTCTAGATCATCTGCGTCATCGAAATTATCAAGACACTCACGATATAGGCTCTCGATTACCTTGGCGAAGCTTTCAACACCGATATAATCGGCTACTTTCTCGATAACCTCACCCTTGCTGTTCATAACATATTCCCAAATATTCTTTTCCATAATTCATCTGTTTAATGGTTCATAATGGTTCCCCACGATGATGTGGGGAGTTTTAGCCACATATGGCAATGTCGCCATAATTTCTGTAGAAATGCTTGTATGCCTCAAGACCACTGGCAGCTTTCAAGTCTGTGACCTCTAGCTTGCCGGTATCCTTCCGTACCTCTGCAATAGAGTATGTATTGTCGTGCGTCCACTTGATGAGGTCCACACGCCTAACAGGATTCTCTACAGACTCAACGATTTTACACTTCAGTAAATCGTCATTCAGGATTTTCTCTAAATCACTCATAATTCTGTAATTGTTGGTTAATAGAAATCCCCACCCGCAAGAGTGAGGATTGGTTTGGCTAATCACCGAAATCGCTTTCGTCCTGATCGTACCACCAGTCCTGGAATCGATTCGCAACCTCTTCCAGTGCATACTTAGCAAACGTGTCGTAGATGTATCTGCTCTCACCCTCGTTAAAAGGAGCATACAGAGCCTTGCCGATAGCATCATAGGTGACAGATTTGTCGTCCTTGAAATTCCCGAAGCCCTTAATCATCGTGATAAGGTCTTCTCCCAAATCATCGGCAAGCTCGTGCATATTCTCCATGATAGCACTCTTGTTCTCGTTCCAGAACTTGCTTGTCTGATAAGGATAACAGAATCCAGTGTACCCGTCATTTGCATTTCTGCAACTATCGAGAGAATTAAGCAGTGTGTCTTCATTAACACCGCCAAGCTGCTCTACTACGGCATATGCCATCTTTACGAATGATGGATTATCATTTTCCTTGATAAACGCATCCCATACTTTCTGTATATTCATATTTCTGTATTTTGGTTGATAATAGAAACGAGCAAGCGCACCATACGCTTACCCGTAATTTTAGCCGAAAACCCAGATAGCCGTAGTTCTTGCACAAATGGCATACAGCTTTCCGCTGTGACCACGGAACAGCATTCCGTTGCATCCGTACACACCGGAAGAATAGCCTACCTGACTATATTCTTCCGGGATGGCTGCACGGCTAGAACTGTGTGTTATATCCTTGGCAGCTCCTACTCTAACGAGTCTCTTCAACTCTTTCTGTGTCATTTTCTCCATAATTCTTTAATTTTGATGGTTTAACATGGTTTCTGTGCAGATAGACTGCACAGAATGTTTGGCTAGAACTTGCGAGGGCGCATGCACGATTGCTCAATCTCCTGAGCTTTCTTGTCTGCACGTGCTACGCGTCTGAAATACTCGCTCTTGTCGAGGTTCTTGCGTCTGCACTCCTCGCTGATAACTGCCTTGTGGCTCGCTACGAGCCTGGCAAGGAACTTTCTGTCTCCGTCTGTCATAATTCTGAATTTTATTGGTTAATAGCAGGCAGCACATTATCGTACTGCCCATTTTTGGCTAGAGATTGTACACCGGAGATTCTGAAGCATTCAGGATAGAACTGCCGGTGAGAATGGAGAATGCACAAGGGTCGAAACTCTCGATTTTCTTCATGCTCTCGATTTTCTTCTGTATCTCAGCACGTATGGATGACAGATTAAGTCTACCGTCAATAGGCATGACAGAATCCATGCCCACCATTTCCACTACGCTCACCTCATCGGTGAATCTCATGTTCACAAGGTCAAACTTGTTAATCTTATGATAAAATTGTACCCATTTACTCATAATTCTACATTTTGGTTTATAGGAGAGGGAGAAATAACTCCCTCAATTTCAGGCTAGGTGCTTCTTGATGAACTCTTTAAGCTCGTTAAGCCGCTCGTCAATCTCCTCTTTGCTGCATACGCAGATGAAACGTGGAAAACAAGTATCCGTTATTTCTCCCATGTCATTCATGACACAGGCAAAACAACTTATATACCCTTCGCCGTTTTTATTGCTAACGCTAACATCAAGGCTCAGTCTTGATTGATTTTTCAATACTTTTTTTTGGATTTCCTGCAACTTAGGCAAAATCGTAGAGAGTATGTACTCTACATTCTCCTTGTATTCTTCATCTATCATAATTCTTAAATATTGGTGAATAGTATGCGTGACAACCGCCACGCACATTTAGCTCATGCACAATACCGCAATCTCAGAGAAACTCTTGGAGATAGTTTTCTTGCTACGATAATCTCTGTAGCCCTTAGTATTGTTGCTATGCCACTGACGCGCTGCTATCTTGATCTTCTCCATCTCATGCATAAGCGCACGCTCAAAATTCTTCTGTGATTTTCTGTCTTGCATAATTCTTTTGCTTAATTGGTTATATTATCGTACTGCCTAGATTTCTCCAAGCAGAATTTAGCTAAATGTTTCCAAGCACAATTATCGTACTTTCCAAATCTCTTAAACTCCAGGAAGGATGAAATTCTCCAAGCGGAGTGTAGATCGCCACAGCTCGCGGAAATACCACTTGCCCTTTTTCGTACTGCTCCAAATATACACAAGCAGAATTCCGTAAAGAATTCCAAGCACATTCAGGAGAATTATCGTACTTGCCAAGCAAATGAATGCCGGCGCACTCTGAATAAATCCAAGCACAATTATCGTACTTGAATAAATGATTTGTCTCACTTTCATATCTATATTTTTTTTGTAATTGTTCCGTAGCCACACACGACAATTATCGTACTGGCTACGGATTTTTAGGCTAGAACTGCAACGGTAAGTCTTTTTCCGTTGTAGCTCATGAATTCTACGTGGCTGTATATTGCCTGTAAGTCTGCAATATACCGCTCCATCATTCTCTTTCCTCTGCAATCTAATGATATCGTACTCATAATTCTAAATTTGTTGGTTTGTAATTGTAGAGCAGAGATTTCTCCCCGCCCCGATTTAGCCATAGGAAGTACGGACACGTTTTTTTATTGTCTTCATTCTCTCATGTTTACTCCGTACACCTTCGCTTCAAATAATCGACACGTTCACACGCTTGATTAAAATCTGCTGCGAGCGTTTTAATTTCCGTTGCCTCGCTACCGTCCCCGTTCATGGATTCCAGAGCACCACCAATTTGGTGCGTTGCGCTTCTACGAGTACTGGCGCACACTGGGAGAGATTTCTCTTTCGGATATACCTCACGTGTGTTATTCTCTCATTACAACACGAATTGTGATTTTAACCACAAGGCTCACAACTGACAAGCCTGGCACGTTCGGAACCCGTCCACGTGTGCCACACGATAGAATATGAATTATGATTTCTTTCTATAAACTCTCATCTCGCTAGATGATACAAATCCCCTAGCCGTCGTGCCGTCTCATCTCATTCGACGCTCACGCCAGGAATTTTTGCGTATCTCTCGGATGGATGTCTCTGAGTAACACGTTACTCTCTCCCATCTCGGTGTGCCTCTCGCACTCTCGATTTACTGAGATACTTCTCTTGAATTTTGGCAATTAGTCCCCTGAGGGAGAATAAATTCTCTCTCTGAGTTAAGCCCACACACCACGACAAGGTTTACCAATTGTGTAGGAGAAATAAGGACACGACGACCCGCTCCAAGTTGAAAAACCTGGAGTAAAATTTCCCACTGGCTACCTATCAAATAGCCAGTAGGAAAAACTAGATAGCTAGATTTCTCTAGCTACCTTGTTTTGTGTTGCTTACTTTTGCGCTGCTGCTAACTTTGCTTGCAATTCTGCTATCTGTTTTTGCAGGTCTGTTATGCTTTCACTCTTCTTTTTTGCTACCTTTGCACCACTTGTAAATGATTGATGCAAAGAGCACAACTTACTACCTAAACGCTGCAAACTATCTATTATAGTAGTTTGTTTATCTTTGCCGTTGTTATCAAACCACGCAAAGAAATTAGGTAGTTTATGTTTGCGAGAAAACTCGCTTACAGCAGAGCGCACACACTCAGTCTGCAAATTGCAATAGCTTTCATCTGAAAGCACGTAATTTGTTGCTAGCTTGTTGTACTTCGCACGTGCTTTTTCTAGTTCTTTCTTTGCGCTTACTACTTCACTATCTTTGCACTCGCATAATAGTTTCTTCCGGTAACTATTAAGCACTTCCAAACTTTGTGCTAATACCGCACTACTTTTGCACTCGCTTACGTAACTAGCTACCTTTGTGCTAGTATGTTCGTAGCCTAGAGCACCTTTTAACTCTAAATCTTTCATACCTAAAATGTTTAAATGAATAACAAGCAATATTGCTTGTTACCTACATAACTGCAAACAGCATACCAAACAACCAGTAAAAAATTGAGTGTTTATGCATTTAACCTTTTGTAAGTACTTGATTTATAGGCTATTAGCTGTTTGTAATAATTACAGCGTTTGTCAGTAGTTGTTAAGGTTTAAATAAATTAACGTTTTCGCCAACGTGGCAGACTTGTAACTATCTAATAATCAAGCACTTGTAAAGCTATAGTGGCAGTAATTGTTAAATATTTAACTTAAGAAACATTAATCTTTACAAATTGCTAACTAATTGATTTACAGATAGTTACACCCGCCAAAGTGGCAGTTTATGTTAAGGAATTTAACTACTCATGTAATAACCTTTTACCAATATAGTTAAAATGTATTTAATAAGTTAAACATGAATATTTATGCATGAATAAATATGGTAAATATATTTTGGTCAAGTGTTTTGTAATAAGTTTTGATGTTTCACACTTTATTAATAATGAATAATTATGCAAGAAAATGAATATAAACAAAGTTATAAAGTGTTGGTTATTAAGTGGTTACATAAATTTTTTATAAATATAAACCGACGATTTGAAATAATTACAAAAATATTGTTTCACGCCCGTTTATACTATATAAACCGACACAAAGTGTAATAATTTCAGAAGAAACACCCCCACACCCCCTAAATAGCACTAAATCAGCGCGGTAGTCACCTCATCTAAAAATTTTTTCTTCCGATTTTTCAGCATTTTTGTAAAGTTTAATTACTTTTCTCCATAAAGGATAATTATGCATATTCATTCATCCGTTAATTATTAACATTTGATACCATAAACTCTTACTTTGCAGACCAAACCATAAATGTATACCTATTCTTCATTTAATGTATACCTAAAATGTATATTTATACCCTTTATTTACTAGGATTTTACTGGATATTCAGGATATTATCCGTATCTTTGTATTGTCGATATTTTATAGACGACATGTTGTAAGGACGACCTGACACGTGTTATCCTTCAGAAAGCCCCTGTTTATCGGGGTTTATCCTACACAATAACGGAAAATTAATATTATTATTGTACATAAATGGAAAATGGTATTGCTATAGACACATTGCACGCTCAGTTGCTAGACCTTTTGAGGCATGACGAGTACGGCTTCGAAGCGCTCCGTTGCCAGGACTGGGGTAAGGCAAACTCTGATAAGTACAACAAGCTGAAGTCTACTTTCATCAGGTCAATGAGACGTCTGGCGAAGAAGGCTCCGGTGAAGTACTACAACGGTGCTTACTACATGTTCAACGGCAAGATATACGAAGCAGTTCCGAAGATAGTCCTTGAGCAGGCTTACCAGCTGTTGCTCCTCGACCTGGCCATGGCTCCGATGCTCGGCATCAGTACGGTGATGAACAAGTCGTTCATGGAGGTGATAGAGTGCTACAACATACTGAGACCTACCTTCGACATCGTTGCATTCGCAAACGGAGTTGTTGACTTCGGCAGCGGTCTGAAGTATCCGAACGTGATGCCGTTCTCTCCCGAGTACCATGTCACATACTACCACCCATACGACTACAATCCGAAGGCGAAGTGTGACAGGTGGATGAACTTCATCAAGGAGGTCCTTCCGGACAGGACGTCAAGGATGATCCTCCAGATGTTCCTCGGTCTCGGTCTCATACAGAGAGGTACTGCATACAATCCGTATGAGGGGAAGGAGTCATCGAAGATTGAACTCTGCCTTCTCCTTATAGGTACGGGAGCCAACGGAAAGAGCGTCATCTTCGACGTTGCCTGCAACATATTCGGCAAGGACAGGATAAGCAAGATGGACTACGCTGACCTCACTGCCGACGGCGACGAGGGAATGAGGGGAAGGTATCCAATAAGGAACGCCATCTTCAACTGGTCTTCCGATTCCGACCCGAAGAAGTTCGGAAGGAAGAACACCGGCATGTTTAAGAGACTCGTGAGCGGTGAGCCCGTCCCTATGAGGAAGCTTGGAAGGGATATCCTTGAGGGGAACTCAATCCCCTACCTCATCTTCAACCTCAACGAGCTTCCGTTCCCTGATGATGCGTCGCTCGGATTCATCAGACGTTTGCAGTACGTGAGCTTCGATGTGACCATTCCAAAGGAGAGGCAGGACCCGGAGCTTGCGAGCAAGATCATCCGTGAAGAGCTGAGCGGAGTGTTCAACTGGATATTCCGTGGCGCGATGGAGCTGAGGAGCAGGAAGTACAGGTTCCCGGCAGCTGAGGGCAGCAGGAGACAGCTGCTCATCTCTCTTCTAGGAAGCAATCCTATCTATGCCTGGATAAGGGCGTATGATATGAGATGCAGCCAAGAGGCGAGGGGCGAGATTTCGGAATGCATGCTTGCCAAGGAGATGTACGAGAGGTTCGTCGAGTTCTGCAAGGCAAACGATGTCGAGGAGAAGGATATCCCTACGATTCAGAAGTTCGGGCGTGATATGAGCGACAAGTACGGCTTCTTCAAGAAGAGGTCACAGGGCGGAATGACGTATCTGGTGTACGGTGCGCAGATGGTTGACCTGAAGCAGGAAGTTCTCATCAATGACGTGAAGAATAAATTGCGTGGTGAGGAGGACATCAAGCAGCCTGAGAGCTTCATTCAGCCTGATGATTAACGGTTATAAAACAGATTTCTATGATAGACAAGGAATATATCAAGGAGATTATATCCCGTATCACGAAGAAGAAGGCTGATGGGAATATTGTTCCGGCCACCGCTTCGATGCAGGAGATTATGATTGCTGTCCGCGATGATGCCCTGGAGTGCATGAGGACCATGTGTAACGAGAAGGAGATTGCGGTGAACAGAACGTTGAACAGTGTTTCATTCAAGTGCCTATGAGAAGACATCACAATCCTAATAAAGTGCCGCCGTTCAAGCCGGACCCGGAGCATTGGACAAGAAAGGTTCATTCATGGAAGGCGAAGGTTGCATACAAGACTGAGGATGATGCTTGGGAGTTTCTGAATCAGATTCCGAGGTTGAAGGCACTCGGCTGGCATCCTTACTTATGTAAGGTTTGCTCAAAGTGGCATATTGGTAGATTACATAATAAATAGTTGAGATATGGAAATTAGAGTTAGCGTTTTAGGAAAGGTCGCATACAAAGAAAACGAAAGTAGGGAGGATGCAGAAAAAGCTGAACTATATCCATTTGGAGAAGGACTGTATGCGGTAATGGATGGAGAAAATTTCGTTGAGTTAAGAGCCGTAGCTGACAAAAAACACAGCAAAGAAAAAGGTGATTATTACGCATTTGTAGAACGTTACTGGGGACACGGGAAAATCTCAAGTTCTGCAACTATCATAGAGCATGAAGAAAGGTTGAAGGATTATATCGACAAGTGTTTCGGCCGTCTTGAAGCTATTGTTAAAAAAAACAACGATTGTATCAGTAGTGTAAGTGAAGAACTTGATGGCTTTATAAGTAATTCTCAGGATGATTTTTGCTCTATTGAGAAATCTCTTGAAAGAATAGAGAAAGATGGTGTTGGTAGTGGAAAAGGTATCAGCGAGAAGACATTATTGTCTGCCATCGAGATTGTATCCAAAATAAATAGTTGAGAATATGAAGAAGTTTAAGAAGTCGATAGAGATTAGCACAGAGAATATTTCAGATGTTCTTCAAGTGCCTATTGTTACTAGTGTATACAAGACCAAGTTCTTTAAAAATCCGTTTATAGAAGGTCGTAGTAATCCTTATGATGCTTTAGCAGTGATGTATGTTCATGTTGAAGGTATTAAAAGCGATTTATGTATTAATCAAGGAGACGTTCTTGCTCTAGACATTTGTGATACTTGGTATGCCTTTTCAAAAGCAGGGTGGGAGAAACATAAAAACGATGAGGTATGAAGAAGAAAGGATATTACGAATATGAAAACGGAATCTACCCTTTGAAGCTTTAGGTACACATCGGTAAAGACTTGAAAGAGCTGATAGATTCCTGTTTTGACAAGTGCAATGCTCCCGATAGTGATTACGGCGGCGTTACGTATTCCGATGCTGTCAGGAAGAGCGACAGAAGACGTGGCGTTCTTGTCTCGTTTCCGTGTCAGAAGGTTATGTCGATGAACTACTGCTGCCATGAAGCTTCTCACGTCTGCGATGCCATCGAGGATCATGTTGGCATGGAACACGGCGATGAGCCTTCTGCCTACTTGATAGGTTGGATTGCGTCTTGCATCAACAAGGCTCGTTTGGGTATTGGAGATTTCGTTGAACTAAAAGATAAGGAGGTATAGCTTATGGATAAAAACGAGAAATTAAAACTTGGTGACATTTTCCTTGCGCCAAAAGAGTTTTTCCTAAATAATTCCGTCGGAAATGTAAAACAGAAAATAGAGAGTTATGCGGAAGTTAGAAAAGATGGCAGGGTTATGTGCGCGGTTGTTGAGAATATAGATTCTGTTTTTCCCCATGAATCAGAATATATAATCGCTATAAAACAAAAACACTTTGCACCTCCTATTAGGGTTGGTGTCAGCAAGGACTATAACTTTGATTGTATTGAATTGCTTTCTAAAGAAGAGATGAAACTTGTTGGTGTGCTTTGGTTTTATTTTGGGGCTTAATATAGGAGGAATAGCTTATGAATTATGATGATACTTACATAGGAACTGTGTTTCTTGCACCTGCGTCATATCTTATCGAAGAACTCCAAGAACAAGAAAAGGAAATTTTCAAAAACAGAGTCTTTCAATATGATAATCTGGTTTGCGGAATTGTCGACAAGATCGACTCTAAGCGCGGTTATGTTTGGGTGACGTTCAAAGTTCCAGAAAACAACTACGTCGATCCAGGAAACCCTAGCAATAGACTTCAAGGCTAATTGGTGCAGGTTTTGTGTCGTTAAAGGTGGAAAGAGGTTCAGTTCCTATCAGTTTCTCTGTCTCAAAGAGCAGGATATTATAGATATAATTAAAAATAAAGCTTATGATTAAGAAAGAAGATATTAAGGTTGGATTGAAGTTTTTACTTCCATGCGAGAGTATAGAACGCACCAGAGGTGGATTTCTCTATTATGTCAATACAAAGAAAGGATGCTGTATGTCACTAATTGAACCTACAGATGTTTTTTGTGTAAAGTCTGTTAAAAATGACTGTGTTTATTGTGAAGTTCGCGACATTACTGATGTATGCGTAAATTTAGATATTTTGCAAAAGAACGGTATCTATCCTGAATATGCAAAAAATCTGATGGATGAATGGAAAGATTCTATCGGCGTTGATAATCTAAATTGGAGCGAGTCGCCGTTTAATAGTATTGTTATGGGAGAACAAAGCAAAAATACCGATGCTGACCGCTTCAAGGATATCACCGACAAGATGAGCGATACCTACAAGCGCAAGAATCACGATTATGGGAATGCTTTTTCCGAAATGTATGATGAGCTTGGTATCAACTACGGCTACGGAAAGATACGAGAGAAGGTAAATCGCATCAAGACGCTGAAGGACAATGAGGCGCAAGTTGCTAATGAACCATTGGAAGATGCTCTTCTTGACTGCGCTAACTATTGTATCTTGACATTGATGGAATATCAAAAACGTAAGGAACATGGAACAGACTGATTACACTTGCAAGGATTGCTTCTTCTTCAAGAATGGAGCTTGTAACCACCCTAATGAGATTAGGTTTACTTCTGAGGAGAATCCATCTTGCACAGATTTCGAGTATAAGGAAATAAAAGTTGAACTTTAAAATATTGTTATCATGGCATTACCATTTGGAAAGACTATCAAGACAAGACACTTCACAGTACTGAAGTTCAGCAAGAGCTTGTCTAAGAAAGAAGTTGCTTCACTCAGAGAGGATATTCCTGCTGATATCAAGAAGCATTTACAGAGAGGCTCTCTGCCTTTCATCAAGATTGCGGACATTGCCGGTACATGGGGTATTGAATACTCTATCGGTACATCAATGTACGCTGCGCTCGATGAATGTGTTCCTGTGGCTGTAGGAGACCATTATGAGTTCTCCAAGGATAATGGAAACATCATCGAGGCATTTGCCCAGCTTATGTATGCTGATACATCGTTGCCTGGCGATGCAGAATACACGGCAGGTAAGTTGAAGCTTCGTGACGAATACCTTGCCCGTGAGTCTGCGAGACTGAACGCTGCTGCCGATGAGGGTAAGACAGAAGAGCAGCTTCGCAAGGAGAGCGATGAGGCCGTGCAGGAAGTCATCGACCGCGATAAGCACGCCGAGACTATTCTTGAGATGGCAGAACAGATTAAAAAGGAAGGAGGCAAGGATGAGCGATAAATTGCTTGAGGTCGTTCAAGACCACACTTCCTTAGTTACAGCGCTCCAGTTCATTTTGGAGGCCGCAGAGACGAAGAAACTGCCTCCATACGGTGTCCTTCCTGTATTCAATGACGACCTTCTTAATGATAGGCTTAAGGGTATACTTGAGTTGGTTACCGGAGAGAAGTATCCTTAATTGACTTCAAAGTTTTCTTCTACTTATATATTTGTTTTAAAAAGCGAGGGGCAGCATCTGTGAAGACACTGCCCCTCTTAGTTAACCAAAATAATTTGAATTATGCTCAGCAGAAAGAATCTGTGAACATTAATTGTTTGCAAAGGTACTTGGTTTTGCTGAAATTCTAGTAAAACAAAGTTACTTTAACACGAATTTAACTATTTCTTCTTCTTTTGAAAGGTCGCCTGACCATTTTTAAAGATAATGCAGTCCTCGCAGCATCGAGGCATTGATAGAGGAATGTAGTAGTGGACCACATTATTTTCTGTATCAATTTCGTCCTGCTTAATCTTAGAGTAGTCGGCTATCATGGCAGTCGTCTTTTGCCACTCTGGAGAGCCAAACTTCTGCTTGCGCTGAGCGATAACGAGGTTTCTCAGAATCTCTTCCTTCGAGGTAGCCTTAATAAGTTCCTCCTGGGTGAGCTCATCGGCGTTCTCGTTCTTCGCTTTCTTGCCCTGTACCTCTGCGATTCTCTTCTGAACGGACTCCTGGGCTTCGAGCTTGTTCATCTCGTTTTCGAGGAAAGATTTCTCCCACACACCTATTCCTTCTCCTTGGAATGCGATGGCCCAGCTGTCACGAACAGACATACCTGAGCCACGGAGGCTGGCATAGATGTAATAGCGAGGATCTTTCATCTTAAGAGCCTTCGCCTTCTTGTACGTATCGACGGATAACGTGTATCCTTTTGTTTCTTCAATCATAATCTTATTTCTTTTTATTATCCTTGAATGCAAATACTGTGTAGCAACAACACGAAACGTGAAATGGCGGATATGGGTCTTTGAAAGAGTGGATGCCAGCGTCGGCTTCATTTTGACAAATGTCGCACGGATAACTGCTCCCTCTCTTGACGTAGAACCCGATAGCCTTGTTCTCCTGCCCATACTCCTGCTCTGCCTGTCCCCACGCCAAAGCAATCACCTGAGAAGCGTTTCTTACGATGTTCTGATAGGCGTTCTTGTAGTATCCCTTTCCGTAAGAAGGAACATCGATGTTGATATCCTTTCTCTTCGCTTTGGTAATGACTGATGTGTGATATGGGTCCTTGTATCCTGTGCGGATGGAAGATAGGAGCTGCTGGTCTGAATATCCCATCAAGGTTCCTGCCTTGATCATCCTTACAATATCTTCAGCAAAGTTTCCGAGATAGACGGCGTTTCTTTCGGATGTCGTCTTTCCGTAGATGTCGCTGACGAGAAACGATTCTATGTTCTCGTTGTCAATCCCGAGAATCTTGCATGAAACCTTGGAGTAAGCAGAGATGTAACTGTTGATACTCTCCTCTGCATCAGCAGTAACATTCTTGGCGTAAGAGAGCAGGGCTGACTCGTTTGTGAGCCTGCCTGCACCTCTGTATCGCTTGCTTGCGGTAATTATTTTCTGTGTCGATTTCCAGAGAATATCTGCAACATGGTCCTCGCAGTTTCGGATTGCCTGCAAGCGCTTTCTGCTGTAATCGACAGAACGTTTTAATTCATCCATAGGCTATTAATGGGTTTGGTTGTAGTGCTGCCAGTTGTTCTCATTCGGGGCGTTCCGATTCTCGTCCCATTTGGTTCCTGACTTATTTGGGCGTCCAGCTCCGCGACCCGTACGTACGTTTCCACTACCTCCATTCTGAATATTCGCAGTAGCTTTCTGCTCCTCGATTGCATTTTGAGTTTCGTTATCCGCACGTTGCATATCCATGAGGAGGTCCTGCTGGTCTTCCTCCTTCTTCTCTCGCATAATGCGGTCGTATTCATCGTTAACTGGGAAGTCTGGGCAACGCTCAGATGCAGTCTGCTTTGAGAGGAAGTTGTTCTGAACAGCCGTTGCCAAGTTTGTGATAATCTCAGATTTGTTCTGATGAACATAAATTTCAACCCAGGCATGAATAGGAAGCACTGTCATGGTGGCCATGCAGTTTTCTTCAATTCCGATACCATACTTTGAGATACGAACAAGTTGATCCAGGAACGGATGCATCTTCTTGGCATCGTTCTCAGCAACCTCGATAGCAGGAGAATAGAGCAGCTTGATGGCAACGCCCGGAAGGTCACCCGACTTCAGCTCCGGTGGCTTTACTGTGAACGAAAGCTCATAGATGAGGTCATACGACTTGTTGAGCTGTGTCGCAAATGCATCGGAAGCGTCTGTTCCGTTAATGAAGTCAGCATCACCATTCGTATCGGTAATCTGAATCATCTTAGCCGATCCGTCTGTATCTCCAACAACGGTAATGTCGTCACCATCGCCCTTCAACTTCATTATAGGGAAGGCGTAAGCCTTGTTGTTCTCGCAGAGATAAGAGAAAGCTTCCTCGTAGTCCTCGATGTTCTTCTGCACAACAGACCAGCATGGGCCGTCATCGTTTCTTACGTATGCAACAGGGATAAATGGGAAGCCGTGAGCTTTCTCTTCAACGCAAGTGTAGTCGTCGATTCCGAATATCTTGGCAATTCTCTTGATAGTCTCCTTGACCTTGCCTTCGTTAACTTGCTTCTTGAAGCGGTAGAATGTCTTGTCATCCCACACCTCTACCCATTCAATCTTTTCATTGCCTTCCTCATCGAAGTCGTAATACTTGCGAGCAAACACAACGAGTTCACCAGTAAGAGGGTCGAACTGAGGATACAATGTGTCTCCTCTATCGAAAGCCAATGTGCGAGTACCGAATTTCTTGTTTTTATCGAAGAATCCGACTACAGCAGCCTCAGCAACCTTCATGTACGAACTTACAGCCTCATAGTGGCGAATCTCCATATCGTGCATATACCATCCCTTCTTAAACTTGGCAAGAAGATTAATATACTCTTCCTGTTTCTTCATCTCAGGATCACCGGCAAGCTCAAACTGAATATCGTTACCTGTCATGTGGAGAACGTGCTTCGTATGAATAACTTGCTGGAAAGCAAATGCCGTTCTTTGAATCTCCTGGACATACCATTTCCCGTCTTCCGGGTTCTTTCTCCAGATGTCAGGGTAGAGATCCTTGTCGAAGATTTTGTGGGACGTAGGATAGAACTCACGAAGGAAGTCCTTCTGAGTCTTAATCACTCTGTACAATGTATCTTGCGGCATCTGAGGGTCTTCATTATCGGACACCTCGTTCCTGCAATAGCCATCGTGGGTCATGTACCCCTTTGGCGTGAGTTCAAAGAAAGGCTTCTTTACGAGAATCTTTCTGAAATTTGTTACCTTGATAGCATCCATAATCCTTTTACCTTTTTATTTTTCTTTTTTGTTAAACTGAATATCATTACGTAGAACCAAGATTCAAAGAAGTCAGGCGAGTGCCCGACATATTTCTTGGCAATCTTCTTAGGTAATAGCTTGAATCCCCTATCATCGCTATTCTCGTCACGTCTGAGCATCTTACGCTCCTTCTGAAGAATCTGTCTGAGAGGAACCTTGTCAAATCCGTTTCCTGAATACTTTCTTTCAAGCAGGGCCGAGTCGATGGAAATCTGCTTCTCTTTTATCATCTTATAGAATAACCATGCGCACTGAGACTTCAAATCCTTATAGAGGTATTTGATTCCTTCTTCTTCCTGATGATTCCTAGCGATAGGTGCTGCCTGGTTGTTGAATGGGACGGCATCCTTGAAGAATCCCTTAAAGTACTGACCGATACCCTGCATATCGTAAGTGAAGTTACATTCCTCGACACCCCACTCTCTCAGCTTGGCCTTAACTACAGAAACGAGTGTCTTAGGGTCCAGCCTCAAAACAACCAAGTCTTTACAATGCCATCCTTCCCAAAGCCACATTACGAAGTTATCGCCTCCGGTGAATGCGATATCGGCAGAAGCTCTGCGTTTTCCATCTCCTATCTGTTCTGCATTGTCGTAGATTTCGTCAAGGTCTTCCATCTTGATCATGTCATCACCGGCAGCTTTCCAGTTCCAGTTAGCTTCCAGGTCTCGCATGCGCTGTTCCTCGTCCTGTTGGGCAAGGTTGGCGAGATATGAGACATCGGTAGAGATAAGCTTAATGTTCTCTGATACGTCAGCGCGAACGAATGTTGCCGACTTGATGAACATTTCGAGCTTTGTATAACCAAGTTCCTCATAGCTGTCCTTCCAAAGGCTATCAATAATGCCCTTGCACTGCTCGTACACCTCTTCTCTCGTATTACCCCAGTAGATTGAGTCAGGCGTATCGCCGTCCATGAAACAGTAGCGGATAACTCCATCTCGCTCCGGTATAATGTATCCATTCTCGTCAACCCACCAGTCGATGAACTTTCTCACCCAAGATTCCGGGTCCGGGTTACAGGTAATCCAGAAGCGGTTTCGGATATGCGCTGCATTTCGGTTGTTGGTCAAGAGGTACTTGAACTTCTTGTATGGACACTGAGTACCCTCATCGATGCAGACATAGGCATACTGGCGACCCTGGAATCGTGTCTTGAAGTCCTGATAGGCTCCAGCATAGTACGAGAATTTGAGCCATCCTCCGTTATCGAAGTTCCAGGTCATATCATTTTGTGACTTATTGTAAGTTCCAAATTGGGAGAACAATTTATAAGAGTCTGTCACTAAGGACTGTAAGTCGTCTTTTTCGTTACGAAGAATTGTTGCATGAAAATCAGGATTTTTAATATCCTTCAGAACTTCCATTAGGGAAGAGAACGATTTTGAGCCACCTCGCGAACCGCCAACTATCTTAATATCAGCGTCTATAGACAGCATGCGTTCCTGACCGCCACGCTGAGCTACAATCTTCAGCTTGTCGGGATGTTTCTTATCGGCGTCTCTTAATGATTGGATATACTCTTGAGTATAAATAGGCTCTCCGTTATCCAATTTTAATCCTGAAAATACATCTTTCTGCATAAATATACATTTAATACTGCAAAAATATACAATTTTTCTTTGATAATTGCATATTTATTCATATATTTGCAAAATAAAAGGTATATTTATACGTTTTCGAGGTGGAGGGACCACTTTCGGGATAACATTTTTAATCAAAAAACAACATGACAAGAGAGGAACTCTTAGCATTAGTGAACAAGGAGGTTGATACCACCAAGTTCAAAGAACTTAGCCAAAAGACCATCGATGAGGAACTTGATGATGTTTTGGAAGATTTCGGTGATGACGAGGAAGCAAATTCCAAGTTGGTTACCAAGTTAGCAAACCGTCTGAAGCGTATCAACGGCAACTTGCACAAGAATATCTCTGACGAGGTAAAGAAGAGCAAGGAGGAAGCTGAACGCAAGAAAAAGGAAGAGGAAGAGGAGCGTAAGCGCAAGGAGGCTAAAAAGGGTGACGATCCTGACGACAAATACTCCAAGCTGCTTGAGAAACTCGAAGCTCTCGAAAAGGCTAACGCAGAAAGAGACAAGAAGGCTGCAAGGAAGGCAACCATCGAGTCTGTAAAGGCAGGTTTGAAGGATAAGTTCGACAAGGCAAACCTTGAAATGAAGAACTACTTCCTCAATGCTGCAATCGCAAAGCTGGAGATTCCGGACGAAGATGTCGACATCGACGACCTGGTTTCTAAGGCTGAGAAAATCTACACCGCAGAGTACAAGGAGGCTACCGGTGAAAACGGTGTTCCTGCAAAAGGCAGTCGCACGTCTAGCGGAGGCACGTCCACAGATGATGACAAGTTTATGGAAGAAGTGGCCGAGCGTCGAAAGAAGAGATTCGGCGGTGGAGACAAGAAGTAATTTCAGGATAACAATTTTAAAAAGGTAAAAAGATT